TTCTCTTGCCTGAACAGAATATCCAGGACGATATAAAACCTTATAAAATTTATTTGCTTCATTAAAATCATCATAATAAGGTGATATATTAAAATCTTGTGTTAATTTAGGCATTTGTTAAAACTCCAATACAATCTTAAAGTCTTCTACTTGATTCTGCAATCTAGTAATTTTTTCTCTGTTTTCAATATAAAGTACATCGCCACTATAAGGTTTCATTCCTGGTTGAGCAACACCATTTGCAGAAATTGTTCCGGATGAACTTGAATTTGCTCCAGTCACCACATTACTATCTTGAAAAGTACCTTTGACTTCATTTATTCTTAATGTATTATTATTTAGAAAATCTACAACAGTTCCATTAGCCGTACTATCCGCTAAAGATGATCCTGTATAAATCTTTTCATCTGATTGAAAAGATCCAGCAACGGCTCCAACTGTTAAAGTTGTAGATTGATCCGATAAAGATTCTGTAAAAAATGCAAGGGTATTTGCAGTTTGTAAAGGATCTCTTAATAATCCCACTTGTCTAAAATCATTAGATGTTGTAAATCTTCCCGATTCATTTCCAGAAATACGAGAATCAACCATAACCCTATTTCCTCCCAATTCTTCAATAGCATTTTTACCGTGACCACCTACTGGTCCAATAATAACTTCAGAATTTGCTCCTGTTCCATAAGAAACATTAGCAAAAATAGAGGGACTTGCTATAGTAAAACCAGCTCCTTTTTCTGTTACAGTTACTTCGGTTACACCATGAGATGCATTTCCTCTTGTTCTTCCTTTAAAGGAACTTCCATCTCCATTTAATGTAATTGATGGCGCTACTTCATAACCAGAAACAGTACTTGGTGTAACAGTAAAAGCAGGATTTACAGTTATTCTTCTAAGCAAAGCATCATATTGTGTAATTGTAGTTTGTTCTCCTTGTCCTGCATTATTTACCACAAAAACAGTTGAATTTACATATAAACCATCTACACTATTATTTGCACTTGTAGATAATTGCATTACAGTAGAATTAGTCACTTGTGCAAATACTCCTGTATCAAATTCATATGTTGATACTGGCGTCTGCGAAATTGTTGCTCTCGCATTAGATGTTGCTCCTAAAACAACTTCACCATCAGTAAATTTTGTATTTCCTACACTAGGGGAATAAGTTATATTATTCGCACTTGAAGTATAACTGACAAGTGTTCCATATTGATTCGATGTTTGACCCACTAAAGTCTCACTAGAAATAAAATCTTGAGAATCTCCAACAGCATTTGTTGGACCAGCCGTAAATTCAACTTTAAAATCACCATTTGATGTTTTATTAATAATGTCTATTTGTCCATCAATAGCGGCATCTTCAACTGCAATTTGTCTAGAATCTATACTTTTTTGTACGGGAATATATTCAGATGTTGTAAATTTCAAAGTATCTTGAGATGTAATAGTATACATATATTTCCATTTATATCCATCTGCAATTTCAATAACCGCTGAACCTGTACCAGTTGGCTTAATTGTTGAAGTTCCGTTCGACAAATTATTTTGTAAACACTTATATACATTAAAATCTTCTGTAACAACATAAAAATTATTTGCTAACTGATCTGGATTTGTATGAGCATAAGCAGTATATGCAGTATTTGATTCCCAATTTCTTCTTGTAATAACATGTTTAACATCTGCAGAAGTAACTTTTTTTGCGGCAATCATTTGATCCCAATAACTATACAAAGTATTTGCTACTGCTTCAGTTGGTGCAGGCGGTGAATTTTCATCAGTCCATTCTTGAACTCTTCCGATAAACAAATATAAATTTGTTGCCGAAGTTTCGCTGAGAGATTCAATGAATTGCTCTGCGTTATGTATTTTAAATTTTGTTGTAACCAGTCTAGCCATATGTTTATTTATATTAATAAAATATTTTTATTATTGTATGAATTTAGGTGTTTGATTATTAAATGTCGATAATATTTCAAATTTTAAACTTCCCTCAGTTGAGGTGTTTCCAACATATCCCGCATTAGCAGTACCAACTCCATCTTCAAGAAGCAACAATCCTGTAGCGGATGAATTAACTGTCAAATTCATAAAATTATTTGAAGCATCATAAGGAGTTGATAATGTTATAAAGGTCGCATTTCTTTCTAAATCAAAATTTCTAATTGAATGTAAAGTTATAGTTTGACCCTCTGTTCCATCACCCAATGCTGTATTTAAAGTTAAAGTTTGACCTGCTATCGTTAAAATTTTTCCTTTTTGAGATGTATTAGAAGATAATGTAATAACATCGCCTACTAATAAATCTTCTCCAAAAGAAGAATTTATTCCTGCTAAAGAAACATTTCCTGTATATACACCATTTGCAGTAGTTGTTCCCCTTACCGTTGTTTCAAGCAAATTATAAAATTGAATATCTTCATTATCAAATTTAACTGCATTAGGATCAATATTATTTAAAATAATATTGTCATTATTTTCTGCAATGAAATTTCCTGGATAACCATCTGACCCCTCTTCTAAAACTATATTAAAATCGGTATCTGTGCTTATTGAAGTATTTCCTATTAAACAGGTTGAATTAATTATTTCAATAATTTTTGTATTTTGTTGAGTTGATAACAATTTAATTCTATCATTTATTCTAAAATCTGTTTGAAAATCTGTTGCAACACCAAAAATTACATTTGATTTTGCATATTCAAATGTTGCAGTTACGATAGAGTCGTTATTTTGATATATGCTATTTTCCAATGCAATAATCGATACTCCATCTTCTTCTGATACAAAATCACCAGTTAAATCTGCAGAACTTCCTTCTAAAATCATATTATATGTTTCTATGCTTAATAATGAATTATTTCCAACTGTAGAATTTGCATTACTTGAAGTATCAAATATTCCATTGCAAGAATGTAAAATTAATGTATTATTATTTGATGAATCTAGTTCATGTCTAAGAACAATGCCTGTTACTTTTTCGCCTGTGGTAGAATTTATTTGTGTTACTACGCTATTTGCAACAAAATTAGCATTAGCACTAAAATCACTAGGTACAGTTAAAGTCTTAGGAGAAGAATCACCTAATCCTATAATAGAAATAACATTTGATGATGATGTTGATATTGTACCTGTTAAATAATTCTCTAATCTTAATTCACCATAAGAAACTTCAAAAGATTGTTCATCATCAATAACTACATGATCTCCTTCAGCATACGTTGCTGTAAAATCTGTAGAATCTCCCAATAATTCTTCAGAATTACCTGTTAAGGCAACAGTTCCTGTTCCTAAATTTTGATTATTATTAAATATTACTTCATGTCTTGGATCTGTTTGATCTTCCATTAAAAGATCATCACCATCTTCTTTTAATGCCAAATCATTATTCTCAAATTTTATTCTACTATCAAATCCCATATTCAATTCAGTAGGATCAGGAGTAAATTCTCCAAAAAGTTTTGTTCCTACGGGATGCAATAATTTAAAAACAATTTCTTGATAATCATTAAGTTGTTTATTAGCAATTAATGAATAAGAATAATCTTGATAAAAATTACTATCAATAAGTTTTTTACTAGAACTTAATTGACCATCTTCATTGAGATAAAGCCCTGTCTCTGATCTCATTGCACCAATTTTTGCAGTTAAATTTGCATTTTCTGCCCCAAGACCTGGTAATGTTATTGTAGGAACGGATGTAAATCCTACTCCTGGATCTTGAATTTCTATAGACTTAATAGATCCAGAACCAGCATCTCCCGAAGCAATTCCAACTATTGCATTATTTCCTAAATCACCTCCAGCAGAAAAAGCAACACCAGTGTTTACAGTTGCAACTGCGGCAGAATTAGCGCCAGTAAGAACTTCATTAGAAACAAAATCAATAGTAGAAAAAGCATATTCATCATCAGTAGTATGTCCAAAAGGTAATGTAAATTTTACAGAAACATTTTCATTATAAGTTATAGTTCCTGTAGCAGGAGTTGTAAGGGAACCCCCTACGGTATATGAAAAAGAAGTTGTACTTGCTACCGTAATTGTTGCAGTTCCATTGTAACCAGCAGGACTTGCTCCTGATATAGCAACTATTTGCCCATCTTCTAATCCATGTTTTCCATATGTGGTTGCAGTTGCAATTGTGCTTGATCTAGTAATTGATGTAATACCAAAACTTAATGTTTGATAACCACCTGTTACATCTACTCCACCTGATGTTGGATAAAAATCTATATTTCCAGTATTATTTGCACTATTAAAATCTTCTCTTGCATCAATTCCTCGTTTATATTTTATAGTATTTACTGAACCCGAACCACCAGTAACGAATTGTACATGATATACTGATGGATTTGAAGTTGCTAAATAAGAAGAATTATTTACAAGCAAATCGTTTCTTTGTGCAATTGGAATTTTTTCAGTTACATTTTGATCTAAAAATTTTATAGTTTTTACTCTTATTCTGGAAGGATCTAAGTGATCATATGTTGTCGATACAGTACCAAAAAATGTTCCTATTTTATTACCACTATTAGAAGTTATTTTTTCACCAGGATCAAAAAAATCTGTAATCGCATTAGTTGTACCAAGATCATCAGGATCTGGATTTAAATTCAAAATTTGAACAGAATTTTCATTAAAATCTTCAGTTGTTGATTCTGAAACTGATATTTTAGGAATAGCCTCATAACCAGCACCAGTACCAGTAGTTTCTACACTAGAAATGTGTCCTGCATCTAATTTTGAAAAACCTAATGCATCAATTAATCTACTATCGACATCCGCTGATACATCTCCACTCAATTCATATGCAAGAGCATCCAATGTAACTGAAGTATAATTTCCTATTATATCTTCATTTTTTGAAAATGTAAAAGTATCAATTACATCTTTAATTTTTCCAGCAAATCCAGTTCCCAACGTAGCAAAATTATTTACTGTTAATTCTTTATCTTCAAGATATCCATCTCCACCATCGAATATAGTAAATTTAGCTAATGCACCAGATCCAATATCTGTTACTTTTGCTTTTGCTTCAACACCTCCCCCACCAGAAAATGAAAGTTTATCATTTATTTTATAATCAGAACCCGCAGTGGAAATAAGAATTTCAGATATTAATCCTTGTGCTATTCCACTACCAGATACTCCATCAACTTCATTTGAGTCTACCGATTCTCCTACAATAAATGTTCCTTCAATATTTGTTAAAAATAATTCTGTTATATCAAAAACTCCAGCCGCAAATTCTTCAATACGATTTACAATTCCAGTTGCTCCTGATTGTTTTCCTGTAACAGAATGACTTTCAAATGATGTCGCAGGATCATCTGTAATAATTCTGATAGATTTGTCTTGTTGCCAATTACCAGTAGAAGGTTTAAGTAAATCTAGTTTTGGGGTATAAAAAGTAAGATTTTGTATATCATATAATGATTTAAATAAAAAATCATATGAAGTACTTGTTCCCTTTGATCTGTAAATATCAGATATATGTTTTATTAAAAGTGGTTTGTCTGTACTTAAATTTAATGGAAAATTTATCAAAAATTCTTTAGCAAAATAATCCATCATAGTTGTTGTAGTGCTATCAATATCTTTTGATTTTAATAATGTTCTCGATGCAAAAAGAGGATTTTTCTGAAAGCTAGTTACAGTACCAAGTGTACGATTATTTGTGCCTTTAATTATTTCACCTACTTCGAAATCTGTTTTCGTTACTCCTGTTACATAAATTTTACTCGATGCAGTATTTGTGTTTCTATCAACAGTACCAGTTGCACCTGAAGTCATTCCTGTTATAATTTCATTTTTTTCATAAGCACTATTATTAGTTCTATCGCCTTCTAAAATAAAATCCGATCCAGTTTCTAAAACAAAACCGCCCTGTTCACTTTCTAATCTAATATGATATTCATCTTGAACCACATCTTTAATAGTTAATTCATGTGATTCCATCCATTTGTAGTAAAATTTTAAAAATTCAACAAAATTCGTTCCTTCATTTTTAACAAATTCTGGAAATTGATTCTCAACTAAATTAGATATCTTACTTACTAATTTTGTATTTTCTGTATCTTTTAACCAATTATATTCTGACATTTTAATAATTTACTGCCGTTGTTTGAGATGTTGTGGTTTTACTTGTTGTTATTTGATCTTGTTTTTCAACTAATGATGTATCATTCATCTTTAAATTAATATCACTCTCTTGAATTGTTATTAATTGCTCTCTCAAAGATGATATATCACTTAAAACTGGTATAACAGTTATATTAATGTTATGACCTGTATACGATGCGGGATCAAAAGCATCTATTATTACTTTTCCAGTTATATAATCAATTGAACCAATATTTTCTCGGACTGTATGTTCTTTTCCTTCATTATCTATTCTATAAACTATTAATACACTATCTTTATCTTTTATTTTACAATCTTCTCTTAAAACATCTTGTTCATCATTTATAGAAAATGTGGTAGAAGATAAAGCAGGAGCATGACCACTATGAGGATGAAAAATTGAATTATTAAATCTTAGAGTATAAGATAATTTCGCATTTAATAATGGTTCGAATACTTTTTTCAATCTAATAGAACTATCATTACCTAAAACAGAAGAATCAGTATCATCTATTTTTGTTTGTAACTTCGATAATCTAAATGCTTGTTCAAATTTATAAAGGTCTTCATTAACATATGTGTTAATAGAATTTATAATACTACTTCTTAATGTTTGTGAAGTTTTTGTTGTTTTTCGTGAATCAAAATTAACAGTTGTTGTTAATAAAATATAAATGTAATCAAGATCAACAAACTCTGGTGTTATAGATGCAACGTTATATTTTTTGAGAATATTATCTTTAATATTTGTTTTTACTGAATCAGTTAAATATAGTCCCGATTTAGGTTTTATACCTATAAAAACTTTTCCATATTCTGGAGGATCAGCTTCTTCTCCCCCATATACAACTATTGATTCTGCCAATGGATAATCTCTTAAAATTATTCTTTTATAATCATCTGTTGTTACTGCTCGATTTTGTGTATTATAATGTCTGGGAGCATTAAATCTTATAGAATTAATAGTTTCCTCATCTGAACCACCTTCAGCTTTACTATTAGTTGAAACAGTAGCGGTTGAATAACCACCAACAGTTGTTGCAACTGAAAAATTATTTGCACCGTTTCCCATTACACCAGCACAAACATTATAATCAATAATAACAATATTTCCAGATTTTAATTTTCTTCCTAAAACACCATCTCCAAATTTTATATCTGTCTTAAAATCTGAAGCCTCTTCTATAAAAAATACATTTGATGTTGAACTAACACCAAGTAAATCAGATGCTAAAGTATAAGGAGACAATTCAGTAGTAAAAGAATTTTCTTTAATAGAAATTGTAACTGTTGAATGATCAACTCCTCTATTAGGAATAGTAAATCTTTGTGAAGAATCTTGTGTATTAGCAGTATATCTATAAGTTAATGGATCACCTTCAATCAATGTAACATTTGAAATGGTAACTGTTGAATTATCAGAATTTGCAGTTGTAGAATATGATTTATCAGTAACAAAAGAAAAATTGACTCCATTTATAACAGTATTAAATTGTGTATTTTTTACTACAGTAATATTTGAAGGAGCATCATCGGGTGTTATTGATATATTTACATTTGCTGTTGCTCCAGTTCTTGATTTCGGAGTATAACCTAATAACTTAGACAAAGATATCATAGCATTTCTAGTAGTTGCAGAATCAATATACATTTCATTTGCTACCATGTTTAAATAAAAAGCATTATAATGAGTATTATATGCTAAAATATCTAATAGTTGAGAAATAACAGAACCATCTTGATTATAATCTCTAAAGATATCTTGTTCTTTGAGAAAACTTTTAAAATTAGTTTTTATTTGATCAAAGTCTAATTCTGAAACCCGTAATTTAGTAGCTTCTGCCATTTAGGTACCTCTTGTTTGTCGTAAAAATGTTGTAAATGTTATCGGTTCAGATTCATTAGCAACAGAAAAAACTATTTTAATTCGATAACCATGTCCTCCTCTATCATCATTAACAATTACATCTAATATATTTGCTCTATTTTCAAAATTTTCAACCGCAGACCTAATCTCATCTTCAATTAATTTTTCAGTAATTATATCATTTGACTCAAATAATAATTCCATTACATTTGAACCAAAACCAGGTTGAAAAGGTCTTTCCATTTTTCTAGTTAAAATTATATTTTTTATAGATTCTTTTACTGCATTAGATCCTGTTTTTAAGGCAAGATCCCCTGTATTGGGATTATGACGAAATTGCATATTCAAATCTCTAGGTCCCAATAAAGTTAGATAACGAATTGCTTCATCATCTTTTAAATTAAGCTGATCCTGATCAAATGTTAAATATTCTTCTTGTAATGCGTTTGTAGCCATATGTTTATTTAGTTCTATTTACTCTATATTAAAGCTGATCCTGGTCCTGCTTGAACTATGCCCGTTCCCTTAGCTATGCCAAGCACCCCATCAAGTACAGCAGGAGCGCCAACTGCACACGGACCAGTAGAACCCAATACTTCAGTAGTTATGGGTATTTTAATCTCAGCAGTATTTACATAAGTGTGTATTGCTTTAGCTAATAGTGCCGCAACTGCTGGATATGATCCAGCGGCCGCACCAAGTTTAAATGCTTCTTCTATGCCCTGTTTTAAAGTGTTTTCATCTAACATGTTATTTCCTTTTTTATGATGAAGTTGTAAATGAATTGAAATATTGGGTAGTTGTATCAATTGCTTTTCCGCCTTCACTACTTCCGCCTACACTACCCACAACTCTTAAATAATGCTGAGTTGATGCCGTTAATCCTACAGAAAGTCTAATATGTATTTCTGTTCCATATTTGCCTTGTTTTGTTAAAGTTGCTGTACCTGAATAGAAACCTGAAGCAAAATTACTGACAGTTGATAATTCTATTTCATATCCCGACCCAGCCATGTCAAAATCTGCCAGATCAGGAACCTCGTTAAAATGAATAATAACAAGAGTTGATCTTGCTATTATTGAAGATTGATTAGGCATAGAAATAGAAGTTCCTGTTCCTAATTTTATTTCTTCTCCATCTGTAGTAAAAACAGAAGCATCTATTGCTTTAAAATCAACATTTGTAACAGTATTAGCATAATTTGAAGGAGCAAAAACACTTGCCAAATTCATATCACCCAGATTTTTTGCTGTCTGTGTTACCTTAGCATAAAGATTCTTATCTTGTGTTAATTGTAAACTTGTATTTGACAATATTGCTGGTTGGAATTCAAATACAGTATCATTATTTGAACTTGTAAAATTCGTACTCAGTGGTATTGTATTACCAAAATTACTATCATAAGAAAGCAATATATTATAAGGATCTCTTACTATTGAATCAACTGCATTAAAATTAATACTTTCAACATTCATTGTTTGAGTAAACTTAACAGTAAGATTTGATCTTTCATCAATACCAGTTAGATTTCCATCTATAGGAGACACTAAACTTGAACCATCACTAAAAAACACATTTGCTACAAGTCCAGTTGTAGCAGTTTTAATTCCTGGTCCCACTATACCTTCACTACCAGAACTACTTGCAAAAACTTCTCCATTTGATGCTCTACCAAAAATTCTCTCTGCACTTGAATTTGCAGATACAAATTCATTATCTGCACTCCTATCTCTATAAATTAATTTTCTTGTTCCTGTAGTAAAAGAGATAACATTTCCTTCTGGAGGATCAGTTATTGCAACATTATCAATTGTAAAATTAACAGTATCACTTACTTTACAAATTTCACCAGGACGTAAAGGTCTAATAGATCCATCTTGACCAGATAATTCCGTATATCTAATAGATGTTATTGCTCCCGAATCTTCAGTAAAATCTAAAACTTTCCCTTTACCTTTTGATGTTAAACCTAAAAACGTAGATCCAGCAGTTACTCCTATAGTTGGTGTTCCTGTATTTGCTTTAATCGTTAATGTTCTAACTCCTGATATAATTTCTCCTGCAGAATAATAATTCACAGCACTTCCAGGAATCGAATTTACTGTAAGAACTTTTATTGACATCACATTATCTTGTTCCATTCGATTTTCTTCTGGTGAATCATCAGTAACATCTTTTAAAACTTTTAAAGTATAAACAGCATTTGCAGATACATTTGCTATAGGTTTAACAGTAAAAGTATCATTCTCTTCATCAGTTGTTGTTACAACTGGATCTGTAGCCATTTGAACAACTGTACTAAAATCATCGGCAGACAGCAATACTGTGCCTGTAGGATCTGTATTAGATGTTGCAGTAGTTACTGAATTTATTTTCATACTTTCAGAAAATTGAATCTTAACACCATAAGTCATTAACGTACTGAGGGGCATTGCTGTATGATAAAAATCTGAATGGGCAGTTATTTCAGCTATATTAGCACTTTCTACAATAAGATCATCATCGGCTGTTGGAAAAGTTATTCTTTTAATTTTCGGAGGATCTTCGTCTTTTGAATATATTGTTTCTTGACCAGTCTGTGGATCTATAAATTTCTGTCCAGTAGTAATTCCTTCAGTTGTTGTAAATTGATAAAGACTATTTGTTTGACCCAAATCCTGAATATCTGTTTTAACTTTTATATTATAATCATGTCTTGCTTGAAGAGCTTCAGGGACAATTGCAAAAACAGAATTACCTGAACTTGCTATTACTGAAACACAATTTTCAATTGTTTCAAATCCATCATCTGATAAATGTATTGTGCTTGAAGCAGAATCTTGCCCACCAGAAAATGTTGCACTTGTTCCATTTGCAGAAATTAAATGAGTATTATTTGCAACAGTAACAGTACTTGTGTTCATAGATTGATTAAAATTTACGAATATAGCATTATATCTTTCTGCATAAGTAGTACCATCATCATTACTAATCTCAAGTTTCGGTTTTCCAGGAGCAGGACTTTGTACATTTGTAAAATTACTATGTGAACCCATATCATAACGAAAAGTGTTTGGTGTTGGAACAGACAATACTTTTGTTGTTTTATTATAAATGAGTTGAGTAGAATCAACAATTTGTATATAATCATCTTTAAACAAATTATGAGGATGATTTGTAGATACAATGGCTTCATGTCCACTTCTTGAAATTTGAGTAATTGTCAATTTTCTCGGGAAAGATGTACCATCTTCAGGAAAGGTAGAAATCACTTTTGGCGCAGAAGAATGAAAAGGATGTACATTATGATCGGGAGAAGTATTTGCTTTTATATGGAATCTAATATCATTATTAGAAGTTGAAATATCTACTATAGAATTATTTACAAAAGTAGAAGATATAATTTTTCCACCTGAAGCAGTATCGGATATAGCAACAAATGATATAGTCTCATCATCAATTTTTATTATTTTTCCTTCTCTACCTGTTGCTGGTTCGCCTATTGAACCCTCACTTGTTGCTTTAGTTTTAAACTTAACATCTAACAACTCATCAATAGATTTTCCATTTTTTTTCGGAACAGACAATGCTTTTTTTCTTACAACATAATTTGTTGTTGTTGGTCCTTCATCCTTGCTTTCGCTCCATTTAAATAAATCATTTTTATTTGCATTTCTATAATAATTTAATCTACCAGCAGTACTTCCTGTACCATCAACAGGAATAGAAAATGTATCTGAAGTAATTTCTGTTAATGTATATGCACCTTCTTTAATTGAAACCCCACTTACTACATCATAAACTTCTATTTTGTCATCATCTGCTAATCCATGATTTATACTTGTAATTACTATAGGATTAGTAGCAGTATAAGCAACATTCATTTTATATGAAGTAGGATCTAATTGATATTTTAATACTGTTCCTTCTATAGATTGAATATTTAAAGTAGTTGCTAAAGAAACTGTTCCGCTTTTTCCATCATCTCGATATAAAGTCAAAGAATCTGGTTGAGGATCAGTTACACCATCAGCATTAGGTTCTGTTTCTTCTAAATATAAATTAACCTTTTCAATTTGCATTTTAAATCCATCATAATAATCTCCTGTAGTCACAAAACTTTGCGTATTATCAGTAACAAATCCTTTTTCAGTAAAATAACTAATTTCTGAACCAGTAGCATCTAATACATTTGTAGGATCCATTCTTAAAAAATAAGTTGTATTTGAAGAAAGATTTGCTTTTGGTGTAAAAATATAAGTTTGATTATCTACTGTAGAAGGAGAAGAAGCCATTTCTACAAATTCTTGATCAGCAACAGCTTCATGATCATTAGTTGTTAAATCTATAGGTAGAGAAGTTAATTTTAAGGCTTTTAAATTATTTCCATCATCTGTTGCTCCCTGAGTCGTAGAAACAATATGTGTCAATCCAACAGTTCCTTTTTTGTTTTGAGAATCTAGAGGCAATAACTTATCTTTGTTGAAAGTAGTTATAGAACTATTATCAACTTCTTGTGTAAATGTTATAGATATTTGACTATCAATATTAACAAAAATAGAACCGTTATTTAAATCATCATTAGAATAATAATCTGTGCCAGAATAACCAGATGATCCAGAACTACTCCAATATTCACCATGATTATAATGATATGTTCCCGAACCCCCAGCACTTCCGCTAGATGTAAATGTTCCTGTTCTAGAAATTGAATTGTTTGCCATTAAACAAATCCTCCAAAATCTACTGTTACAGGATTTATAGAAAATCCAATATTAAGTTTATATCTTTCTTTTAATGATTGACCTTCTTGATTCACTATACTTGATTGAATTAAAATTTTATATTTATTCTTGTCGGTGCATCTTTTTAATGGGTTTTTAGGTTTAAGATCCACATTAAAATATTGTTTTTCAAACTTTCCATCTTTATCAGCATTGCCCTTTCCTACAATACGTGTTTTGGGCCGTGTTACAAATTGATGAAAAGAAGCATCTTGAGAAAATTTATTACCTACCGACTCTTCTTCGTTATATGTTCCTTGAAATAATATAATTGAATCATTTTTTGTAGAAATAGAATTATCTTCAGAATTTGTAAGTGAAACACTATTCATTTGAATCCTTGGAGAAAAATCTACACTTCTTTCAACTTGTCCATTAACAAGTTCTCTCTCAGTATTGTCCAATAAATTAGCATCATTTGTAAAAACGATTCGTATTGTTGCTTCTTCATCAATTGATCCCAATCCCTCTATACTTTCAAAATCTCCATTTACATTCTCTCCTTGTATATCATGAACATATGGAATTATTCGTTGAGCAATAATACTTTCTTTGGAAAATAAATTTGAAAGAAATCCTTTTCCAAGAGTTGCTAATCCGTTAAAATTATTCATAAACGTATCAAATTTTTCTAAATCAGGTCCCTGACCCAAAAATACAATAGCTCCAGAATATTTTAAATTATCAAGTTCACTTAATGGTTTTGGAATACCGTCAGGTTCTTCCCCTGTTGCTTTTTTTGTAACTGGTTTTAAAATTTTTCTTTTAACAGTTTTCTTTAATCCAGTAAAGGGATCTTCTATCTCAGTATCAGTTTCAACTGTCTCCAAAGTTATTTCATTTAAATTATTTTTATTAGTTTGCAACATTTTCATGTTTTTTAATTTCTTTTTAAAATCACCAATTCCATCTCCACCAAATTGTGCTGTATAAATACCAGCCATATTTAATCCCTTAGTAAAAAATGCAATCAATTGTTGAACTTGATCATTTAATCTTTGTATTGCTTTTATTTGTCTTTCCAAAAATCTTATATATTCATCTATTGCTTTAGCTATTTCTTCAACTTGTTTCTTAAATTTCTTTACTGATCCAATTGCATCTTTTACAACTTGTCCATATGCTGGAAATAAATCTGAAATTCTTATATAGTTCCAATTAGGAGAAATATTTTTATTTCCTGATATTGTTTCAAAAGGTTGATTGGGAGGACCGAATCTGTCATTAGTTGTTGGTATTGTTGTTTGCCAAGAATGTACTCCCCCATACCCCGTATTTGGTACAGTTATTATTCCACCAATATCAATATTTAAAAAATCTGTATCATATGATCCATCATAATTTAAAAATCCTATTTCAAAAGTAAGATCCGCCATAATAGGTTTATTATCTCCATCTACATAAGCAAAAAGTGACTCCTCTGTTAAATTATTTGTGCTTTCTATAGCCATACCACCAATTTTAATATTAGCAATATGATACTGTACATCTAATGAAGGTATTACATCTAATAATTGACCGTAATTAAATTTAAACTCAGTATCCGTCCATGCTGAACCATGATAAAAATCAAAAGCCTTATTAGACATATCCATTGGTTGTAAAAATTGATGCTTAATCACCATTCCCTTTTTAATGCTTTTCAAAAAAGTCATATAAGAGTCAATAATTCTTTTACTTCCTCCCCCCTCTAATAAACTTTTCATTCCTGCTTTAAAAGCTCCGCCTGACCCCTGAGAGACAGAAAGATTTTGACATGTGGTTCTAATAAGTTGACCAATTGTATCATTAGGTATAATTTCAGTTATTACAGTTTCCCCTTCTTTAATTGTTCCAAAAAATGTACCATCTATTCTTTCAATTGGTTTTTCTAATGTATCTGATCTAAAAATAGGATCGTTATTAGGATTAGGAGGACCTGTTAAAATAGATTTAACAAGTGGCGTTGATGCCGTATTAAGGGGTTTATGACTTGTTCCTATAAATTCACCTCTAACACTTTTTACTCTAACTCTATTTTGTATAATCATACCATTCTTAACGATTATTGGAAGATGTTGAACAACTTCTGCAGAAGCAGTATGATTTCCTAATATACCACCTGTTTGAACTATTCTATCACCTGGTCTAAACATGGGTATTTCGCCGCCTAATTTATATGTCTTATCTGCAACTTTTCTTACTTTAAAATCTGCTTCATTATAATAAAATTCTGACTGTTCATCTGGTCTGTCCCAGACTCCTGGTTTATGTAAGGGCTCTCCTAATTGAATTGTTTTTATTCTTTCATCAAAAGTACCAGATCCAGGAGCCGCTAATTTTTTAACCAGTGGATCACCTATAACAGAACCAAAATAATCAGCAAATTGTTGCACAACCTGAACTACATCATTTATTGTTGGAAGAGCAAACATTAAAACATATGCTTTATAAGGACCACCTCCAGTTGGTCTATTATCATCAGGAGTGTTTCCAGATAATGATTGTATAATTTTTTTCACAGCTTGATTAGGAGTCAATTCTCTAACAAGTAGATTTTTTTGTGTCGTCTGAATAGCTGAAAGAAGTTTATCTTTTGACCAATCTGCGGCTTGACCAGACCAATGCTGTTCAAGGGAAGCTGGATCTGTATCTTGGTGAGGACCACTACCTCCCCTCTGCGTGAATGCGGCTCTTCGTTTTGCGGCATCACTTGGAGAATCAAGCCAAAAAGGAGTTGTTGTACCAGTCCACAATTCTGGATGAAAAAAATTACGAATTCCTGTCAGAGTATCATATATCGTGTCTTTTGTTTGAAAAGATTCTCTAGTACCACCAGCCGCAATTTCCTGACCAGGAGTAAGTAAAGTTTCTCCATTTTTTGTCTGTACAAAAAATCCACGTTCACTAAAACGAATATCTCCAATATCAACTCCTTGCATAGCGGCAACAAGACCAAGCATTGCTTCATCTAATTTTTCAGTATTCAATTGTTGGGGATATGTTCCATGTGCCCAAGGCCAAACAGTAACACTACCAAATCCTAAAGCATTTAATTCTTCAAGTGCTTCTATTAAAGAATCAATAGTTGCTATTAAAGATGCAGTAAGAGGATTTGCAAAAGATTCTAAAAATAATTTGGTTGCTTGAAAAAATTGAATTAATGTATCACAAATTACAGCAAAATTATTACCGAATGTTTGTAATCCTGATAAAAAAAGATTTAAAGCATCTGCAGTAGAGCCACCAAAAGCAACACCCTCCATCTGCTTTAAAATAACATCATCTTTTGATACTTCTTCTTCAGCCATTATTTCTTTCTTCTAATTGTATTTTTTTAGCAGTTTCCAATTCACTTTTTAAAAATTTTAAATAATCATTATTGAAATTTAAAACCTTTTCTAAAACTTCTGTCATATTACCATTAACTATTGGTTTTTGTTCTAAAATAATTTCTTCTTCTTTTTTACTCATGCTTGAAACACCTTATCTATTTCTAAATCAAATTGTATAATTTCACTCATATTCGTTGCTGGACCACTTGGACCAGCAGGAGTTGGATGAGTCATATTTTGTAATGCCATTGATAATTTTTTTAATAAAGTATGAATATCAGAACCCATTCCTTTCATAGAAATAAGTCCTGTAGTATCTATTTTAATATTACCTTTTTTATTTTTAAGGTCTATTTCTGTACCCGTTTCAAGAGAAAAACTTGTTCCTGCTGTTAATTCAATTTTTCCTATAGTTGCATCTGCAGTAACATTGCCTAATTTAGTACTGAGAGCCATTCCACCCGCATCTAATTCTAAAGATGTTGGTACTCCTCCAGGACCACTATGTAATTTAATACCCGCTGATGGATTTGTTGCTTCAAGAGTAATTGGTTTTGCTACACATACTTTTTTCATACCCATTCCAAATATACCCTTTACTACTTCCCTTGAACTTCCTTCTACTGTTATTTCATTATCTGCACCTACATTTGTTTTAGCATTTCCTGTAACAGATAAATTTTCATTTGAACAATTTAACGAAAAATCTCCAGTATCAGTAGCCCAACTTTCTGCTTCTGTCTTAAATGCTAACTGCGAATCACCCAATTCTGGTGACATTTGTTGTAATTGAAATTTTGATGCTCCTGGATCAATTGCTGTTCCTATGATTTTAAGATTTCTTGCTTTAATTGTCATCTCACCATCTTTTAAATCAATATTATAATCTCCTTTAGTAACTTCTAAATTTACATCACCATCACCAGCAAAAAGCATTTTATTAGTTCCTGCTCCCCTAGAATTATAAATATGATTCATCGCTCCTTTAACATGTTTTACATCATCACCATAAATGTGAGAATGTACATCCGCATCTGCAAGAAAATAAGACTTTCCAACAACATTATCAACTCTAGAACCGTCTGGTAAAAATTCAAGAAAACTTTGAGTTCTATGTAACAATCTAATTCTTTCAGCACCAGGAGAATCATCTAATTCAAATAAATGTCCGCTTTCAGTATATGTGACATGATTATAAGGATATTCAGGATTAAAACCATCTGGTGGTACTCCCCAAGGTTCTCCCATAGCTTTTTCAACTCCCCTATGCAAATTATTCTGAGTTGACATTAAACTTCCTGCAATTCTATGAGCATTCAAAACAATTTGAGCATGTGGATGAACCGAAGAAGCAGGATGAGGAGTTACATTAGATTCATATTTTCTTATAAATTTTATTCTATTTAAACCAAGTAAATTTGTTGACGGTAAAGACATAATTGGTATACCATCTTTATCATATATCATTCTATTTTCATCTGGATTTCTAGAATAAAGTTGAGCCGTCAACATCGGTGAAGTATTTGCTTTTTTAGGTTTATCTTCTGGTTTATCTGAATCTTTACGTTTATAAATGTTTGCTTGAATTTTAGATTCGTCTTCATTTTTTCCATACCATAATTTACCATCCTTCATTGGAGTTTCTCCAACAAATTCATAAGTAGATTGTTCTTCTACTTGAGAATGTTCTACAACTTTTGCAGGAATGCCCGAATTAAATCTATCGATATATAATGGAGGATAAGGAGCATTTTTTCTTTCTTCAATTGTTCTAGAATCATGAAATCCTCTATCAGGGTTTGAAATATTTTCAGGTACTCCTCCAGATGTTCCTAAAATTACTGGCTCTTGTGCTTCTTGTCCATCTCTAAAAAATCCAAGCACATGAGTACCTTCTACTAATCCAGTAGGAGTAGTTCCGATTCCAGATATTGCGGCTGATGTTATTGGTTGAATAACATCGGCCCAAGGAAGATCCTCTGTTGGTATTAATGTTTTATCATCTGTATGAAATCCAATACATCTTACTTTAACTCTTCCAAGAAAAAGAGGATCTTTTCTATCTTCTACAACACCATAAAACCAAACAAAACCTTCAGCTCCCATAAAATCTTTTGCATCATTAACATTTAAAAAATCTGAACTATTCACTATATCCTCCTTCCATACCATGTTTGGGATTAAGACCTTGATCTAAACCCACCACAGCTTCTGGATCAAATATCATTTCATTTGCATCATCAAAAATATGTCTATAAAGTCTAGTAAATAATGTATCTTTTGCTAATTCCATTGTTGTTAAATAACTATTATTTGTAATTATATGTTGAATTTTTGTTATTAAATAATGTCCTGTATAAAACGAATGTTCTTCATTTGGATAATAACTTGAAGGATATTTCAATTCTATTATTTCTCCAATAACTCTATTATGATCACCAGGCACAGTTACTTGTGTTATTATATTTTTCAATTGTCTTGATTGAGAATAACTCTGAATCAACCATCTTTCTACTTGTTTGTCTACGGAAATTGCTCCCTTATCATTATCTGTCATAACATTTTGCAATAATTTTGTAATCATTTTTTCATTATGATTAAAATTTGTTGATACATATTTGTAAAATGATTCAGATTTATCTACTCCATAATGATGATCATTTGTTAGAGGATTTCTTTCACCGCCAACATGTCTAAAATTTGAAAATTGATTCCAATAATCATATTCATAATACGTTGCCTTATGATTTGCTTTATATAAACCATTAGTAAATCTTTCATCTTCTTTATCATCTTTAGGAATATATGGTGTAGCTGATGATTGATTTATAGAACCTATTCTTTGAGTTGTTGGATCATATGTTAATAATCTTCCAGAATACATTCCTTCTACTAAATTATTTAAAACATTAAAAGTAGATTGTAATTTAAATCGAACAACTAAAAATTCTTTTTCTTCTGCAGATATACCAATATGATCTGCTGGTCTTATTACATAAGAGGCTACTGGTATTTCAATTGATGATGTCGTAGGAGGACGAGCTATTCTTTTTCCTTTTTCTCTAGTAAGGGGATTTTGTTGACCAGAATCTGTGCCCTGTGATTCTAATGCTTCTATTTCCGATTCTTCAATTTCCGCTTCCGATGTTGTTACCAAGGGATGTAATAAATCAGACAATGCTTTAAAATAAAAACCAAATTTATTTTCATAAAATAAAAATTTACCAAAATTTGCACTTACTTGTCTTTGCCTCATTTCAACATTTGAAGCAACAGATTTTTTAACTACCATGCTTATTGCTTTAAAAGGTCTTACTGTAGGAAATACAAAATGCATTCCATAAAAAGTTCCATCAGAATCTCCTTTTTCATCATAATTTAATAGTTTTTGATCTTTTACAAAATGATCATTTTTTACATAATTATCATATATGTCTTTAATTATATGAGAAGCTAATTGTGATTTATATGATTTAGATACTCTGTTTCTTAAATTTGCAATAAATTCATCTGAACAAAAATCCAAAACAAAAAACTTTGATGGTCCATCTTCTATAGTGGCGGATCTTTTAATAATCGTATATTCAGCATCCCACATTGATCCACCCAATAATTTATTTTTTAATTTAATACGAACTTTTTCTTGTCCGATAATAGGAATTCTTTCATCTAATCCAGCACCATCAAGTATTTTTATATCACCAGTTATAACATTACTTTCAAATAAAGATTCGTTTATTGTAAAACCAAGAATTACTGAATTTTCTTCAGAATTAACTACATATTCTCTTCCCCTATAATTAATAAAGGTTAATGTCCATTCTGCTTCAGTACTAAATTTTGATTCGGATTTGTTAAATTCTGAAGTTCCTATATCTGAATATTCTGACATATTATATTCCATTAATTAGCATAAAGACTTCTTAGTTCAGTTAAAATTTGTTTAGAAAAAGTATTTTCTATTAAAACAATTTCTTTTTTTGCATTGTTTTTCATAATCTCATAATCATAATTGTATATTATTTTTCTTTTTGTTGCATCAAGAAGATCATATGATTCTTTATCAACAATCGCAACTTTTTCTAAAATCTTAGGAGTATCCACTGTTTTATTAGAACCACTTCTTAATATTTGTTCATAATGATGCACATCTGTTTTTGCAGAATCAACTGAACCATACTTTTCTTTAATAAGATTTGTCAATTCGTTTCCAAATAATGGCCAATCATATAAAGGATCTTGAATATTATTTGCTAAAAATATTAAAAAAACTAGATCACTAGATCCATAATATTCTTGTGCTATAATATCTGGTCTTTCATGTTCTTTTATTCGATACGGATAATATGATCTAACATTTTTTAAAACTTCATTAGTTATGTTTACTCTAGACAATAAATTTGTCGCAAGTTTCCCTCTAATTGGTTTAACCTTATCCATATTATAATAAAATGTACTATAATTCTTAAAAAAATCTGACATTAGTAAGTCTCCGCTTGTGATCTATCAATAGCAAAGTTTTCTTTAAACTGAAGTTGTAAACCTATTGTTGTTGGCATTCCATTTTCTTCAAAAAATCTAGGTGCATATTTTGCTTTAAGTGATACTAAAAAAGAATTTCCTATACGATACAAATATTTGTTCTCTCCAGCATTACTAAAAAATTGAATTCTATAATTATGGGGATAAGTAAAAAAAGCAGAATTCATTTCATTTTGAATAGACATAGTATGCATACGTTTATGATCTGGATGAGCAGTTGGTGTTTGAGCAATAATATTTGAATTCGCTCCTTTTTTAATAGTTAATCTATCTAATCCTGGTAACATTCCATATTTTAAATTTAATATAATTGACATAAGAGTACTAGATTCGTTTGCATCTTTAGGATTAAATTCAAAATTAAAATTATGTGTTCGTAATTTTTTTATTCCTGTAAATATGAGAGAAGTATATGGATTTCTTGCCGCTCTCATAGACATAGATGCTATTTGTTCTCCTTTTGCCTGTGAAGGAGCTAAAGCACCAACAGCGGTTGCTACATTAAATCTAATTCTATTTACAAAATCTCCTTTAAAATCTTCACTATCATAATATGGCATAATTTTATCTGTCATATCTTTTCTTAATTCATTATACATTTTCATCGTATTTTGTATAAATCCTGTATCACCTTTTGCAAATTCTGAAAAATGTGTTTTCATATCTTCTGTTATTTGCATTGCATTTTGTGATAATATATCTCCAAAAATACCCAAATTTACATCAGCATAATCAGCAGAATATTGTGTTTTTAATGAACCAGGTGGCAAATGTAAAATAAAATTTTTCCCAGGTTCATAAAAATCTTTTGATTCATTTCCACCAGTAACATTTTCAAAATTTGTTATTCCACTTCCACTAAACGCATCACTTCCTTTTTCAGGTTTTTTCCATCTTAATTCTTTTATTAACATAAAATGATGTAGTCCTTTAGTACTACCTATACCTTTAGGATATTCATATCTTTTTTTAAGTCCTACTATTCTATTCAAATTAGCATATGGTTCCATTTTACTATTTGAAATCCTTTCTGTGTTCTGGATAATCTTTTATAAGACTTTCTTTAGTATAAATTTCGGTTTCTTTAACTGATACATTCAATACTGCAGATAAAGGAGCACCCGTGTCTTTAAAAAAAGTAGGATTTTGTGTTCCTGATGAAAATTCAACTGTCAAATCTGTTACGACTGCATTTCGAATTTTTATTATTGATTTATTTTTGTTATAATCTGCTCCTGTAGTAGGAAAAAAAGTAATATCAACTTTATCTGGCATTTTTATAATTCCTGTACTCTGATTTATATTTCTTCCTTCTTTTATTAATTTTTTTTCGGGTAACATTGCTTCTTTAAAAGTTCTAATAATATCTTGTATATGATCACTTTCATGAGCCCTTTTTGGTATAAGAGTAAAAGTAAAAGAAAAATCTCTAAATCCTGAACTATTAAATACGTTTGTAATATAAGGATTTTGTATTGTATTTAATCCTTTTGCAACTCCTGCTTTTAGTCCAGGAGTTCCACTTAATACTGTATCTGCGGCTATTCGTGCAAAAGAATCTCTATTAAAAGATTTTAATCCTGTTTTTGCAATATCCGATAAACGATCTATACTTACATTTCCCGCCGAGGCCCCTACTGCAATTGCTCCAACAACATCAAATTCAACATTCTCATATTTTATATTAATCGCATCATTTATTTCTGGAAAAGGCAATACTACACAAGTAGATGTTTCTCCTGGATTTCCACTATCATCTACATTATGAAAACGAAATAAACAAAATTTTCTTGATTCTGGTTCTGCTGTAGTTGATCCTATATTTTCTGGAAATCTATATATTCTAACACCAGTTTTTACATTTACTACTTCTCTTAATTTGGTTGCCGGATTCTGGGCCATTATTCTCCTCTACGTTATATACATAATATTTAGCATGAGTTACAAAGGAAAATATAAAATAAAAAATTTGAAAAAATATCGGGGAGATCCTACTAAAGTTACTTACCGTTCTTTATGGGAAAAAAAATTCATGAATTATTGTGAAAACAATCCCGATGTTATTGAATGGTCAAGTGAAGAGATAGTTGTTCCCTACAAATCTCCTATTGATAAACGAATACATAGATATTTTCCTGATTTTTGGATCAAAATAAAAAAAGAAAATGGATTAACAGAATGTGTGCTTATAGAAGTTAAACCCAAAAAGCAACTATCACAACCCAAAAAACCTAAAAGAATCACTAGAAGATATTTATCTGAAGTATACACATTTGGTGTAAATGAAGCAAAATGGAAAGCGGCTACAGAGTATTGTAGCGACAGAAAATGGAGATTTAAAATCATTACAGAAGATCATCTTTTTTAACTAAATATAATTATGGCACAACAAGATCAAACGTTTTTAGATAAATTAAAGACTGCAATAAGAAGAAATGAAGGACAACCAAGAACAAGTAATGCATCACAATGGTTTCGCAGAAAAGTTGGCGCTTTAAGAGCAGAATTAAGAAGTAGATTTAGTGAAGTAGATACTGCAGATGAATTTTATAAAACTGCTAAAAAATCAGGTAAGGGAACAATAGCACCTGGTGCAATGGCATCATATTTTTATGATCCAAAAACTAAAGATAAAATGAAGTATTATGATAGATTCCCATTAATCATGTGCGTAAAAATGTATGGAAATGGTTTTCTTGGTTTAAATTTTCATTATCTTCCTCCATTACTTAGGGCAAAATTAATGGATGCTATTGATCGGTCAAAATCAGTAAATTATGAAGGACTTGCAAGAATTAAACAAATTAAACCAACAGTAAAAAGATATCTATATAAACACATAACATCTAGAGTTGTAATTGTAGATGATGATGAAAAAGAAATTGCATTATTTTTACCAACAGAAAGATTCAAAAAAGAAAACAAACTCGTTGTTTGGGGAGATAGTAGGAGAATGATTTAATGCCTTTAAGTGTAGATAATTTTAGAAGCAAATTAAATGTTAAACATGGTCCCGCACCATTAAATAGATATGAAGTCTATATCGGTAGACAAGATTCTGATTTTAGCGTATTTCAATGCGAACAAGCAGAACTTCCTGGTAAAACTATGCTTACAGTTGAAGATAAATTATATGGACCAGTAAGAAAAATAGGTTATGGTCAAATGTTCATTGATACTACAATGACATTTATTTGTTCTGCAGAGGGATGGAAAGAAAAAGAGTTTTTTGACAATTGGCAAAATGATATAGTTGATCCCGATCTATATGATGCTTCATATTATAATGATTATACAACTGATATTTGGTTAAGAACATTTACAGAAGAAAATGTTAGAAGTTATGGAATAAGATTTAGAGAAGCATTTCCCCTAAATGTGGGAGCAATAAATTTGGGATGGTCACAAAATAATGAATATGCAAGACTTAGTGTTACCTTTGCATATCGAAAATGGGAAATGAGCAGAATTTCAACTGGAGCCAATCCCCCTAGTGTTGCGTAAAAAATAATTAAAAAATGGAGATATAATGAGTTTACCCAAAATTGAAGCACCTACATTTACAATGAACTTGACTTCAATAAAAAAACCAGTAACTTACAGACCCTTTCTAGTCAAAGAAGAGAAACTTTTATTGATGGCTATGGAGGGGGGAGAACAAGATGAAATAGTAAGAACTTCAAAACAAATAATCAATAATTGTATTTTATCAGAAGAAGTAAATGCTGAAGAATTACCATTATTTGATTTACAGATGGCATTATTAAATATAAGAGCAAAATCTGTTGGTGAAGTTGTTGAACTAATGATAAAACATCGAGAAGAAACAAATAGTAATGGGGAATCTTGTGATGCTCAAACAAAAGTAAAAATAAATCTTGCTGATATAAAACTTACTACAAACGATAAACATTCTAAGAACATTAAATTAACAGATACAATTACTGTTGAAATGAAATATCCAACAATGGAAGTTTATAATCGTTTAGCAGACATGGAAAATGAAAAAACTTCAACTGTAGCAGAATTGTTTAGTATTGTTATTGATTGTATTGATAACATATATTCTGGTGAAGAAGTATTTAATGCAGGTGAATATAATAAAGAAGAACTGGAAGAATTTATTAGTAGTTTATCAAGTGATCAATTTGAAAAACTTAAACTGTTTTTTGGCACAATGCCTGCTATATTACACGATATTGAATTTACATGTTCTAAATGTAAATGTCATGAAAAACAAACTTTGAATGGAATTGGCGATTTTTTTTTATGATGTGTAGTCATAATACTTTAGCAAACTATTATCAACTAACGTTTCAATTGATGCAACATCATAAATATAGTTTAACAGAAATAGAAAATTTAATGCCTTTTGAAAGAGACATATACGTAGAAATGCTAATTGCTCATATAGAACAAGAAAATAGTAAACAAAAAGATCAAGAAAGAAGGGCCTAATAATGGCACGTAAACCCCACAATTATTCTCATTTTCAAAATCTTGTCAATGAACTAAAAGATCAAAATAAAAATAATATTGCAACCATCGAAAAACAGATGGAAGTACAGTCCGCTTTATTATACAGTATGAGAGGACTTCTGCTAAAAGGGGTAAATGCAGATAAAGTTAAGGACCGAAAAGATAGAGAAAACGAACTTGAGGAAAAAAAAGAAGGCAGAAAAGAATTAAATATGAAATCCAAGATGAATTTACCAAGATTCTCAGGAAAGGGTTTCATGGGAATGTTGGGAAATTTCTTATCTACTGCACTTATGGGAATTCCTGGAGGATTAAGAAGATTCATGCCCGCATCTTTAGGTATGGCACTATTGCCCAAATTAGCAAGAGGTATTGCTTTACTCGTTGCAGGACCAGCATTAGTTCAAGCATTACAAGCAGGATTTGATCAAGACACCTTTAGTGGTGGCGTTAGAGCATTTATAGATTCATTTTTTTCTCCATCAGGAGGAGCATATAAATCACTTGCTGAAGCCGCGGCAGGAGGTGCTGGAAAAGGAGCTTTGATCGGTTTTGGTTTATTGGGACCAAGAGGAGCAATAATTGGCGGAGTACTTGGAGGGGCATTAACTGGATTAAATCATATTTTTGCAGAAGATAAATCAAAAGTAGATTCCAAAAATGTAATGAATAAAGTGAAAGAGCATTTATACAAAAATTTTATTCCTTATATGGGATTGGGCGGGGCGGCTCTGTTTGGTAAAATGGGAATGTTATTTGGTCCTGCAGGAATGGTGGCTGGAGCAATTCTTGGAGCAGGTATTGGAATAATAGGTGCTGGTACAATAAAAGAAATGATGGAGATAGAAAGAGCTACTGGAGCAGATTGGAAATCGGCAATGACTGCAGGTTTAGTGAAATGGTTTTCAAGTGATCAAATGAAAGGTGTTTTAGAATTTGCTCCTGGAGGTGGCGCACTTTTTGGTGCATTAGTATTAAGTAAATTTGGTCCAGCAGGAATGATGGCTGGTTTAATACTTGGAGCTGGAGCTGGACTATTAGCAGGACCAGTCTTAGCAGAAGCATTAAGAATTGACAAAGCTGAAGGAAAAGGAATGGCAAATGCCTATAAAAAGGCTTTAGTTGAATATTTTAAAGCCAGTCCATATGCTAGGAAAATGGTTGCTGGGGGAGCTTTGGGCGGTATAGCTGGTGCATTTTTAACTGCAGGAAGTATACCTGGAATACTTGGAGGTATGATTTTAGGAGCGGCACTAGGATATGCATTGCAAGTCGTGACTGATGAACTTGATGCACTTTTTGGTATATCCAAAAAGAAAGCAGTAGTAGCGGCGAAATTGGAAGAAGAACTTGCTACATATGGGGGGGCTCAAACTACACAGACAAAAATGCATCAAGCTCAACAAGATTTAGAAGTAATAGATGATGCATTACGGGCTCAAGGAGTTAGTCCAACAACCAGTTTAGGACTGTCAACGATACTTTCAGCAATAAAAAATGCTGGAGGTTTATGGGATATATGGTTTCCAGGTAAAAACGCTCCACCTATTCCAGATCATCAAATTGGTCCAGGAGCATTAAAAAATAGTCTAGTTATGCAAAAATTGTTAGAAGCAGGAAATGTAGATGTGGACCAATTGCATAAACTACGTGAATTAAAAGCACAACAAATATTGGCACAATGGGAAGAGACAAGAAGAAGATCAGTTAATCGAGGAGGAGGAGGAGATAATGTAGTTTTACAAGAAACTACTCATAATACTGTTCGATCTGATATTCAACAAAATGTAGACTTTAATTATATGGGTGATGGTTTATTTGATGGGGCTCGTTGATGATTAGGAGGCGTGCCGCTGGAACGACACTCCAGGCCCCCTAATTAAAGTGAGTACTAAGCACTCTTAGATTAATTATCTTCTGCTAACTTAGCAAAATAAGACATATCTTCATCATCTTCAGAAGTTGTTTTATCTTCTGATGATACATCTTCAGCAGTTTTAGGTTTAGTAACAGGTCGAGAAACAGGCTCAGTAATAGGAGGAGTTTCTACTGCAAGAACAGAATCTAATCTCGCTTTCAAATCCTCATAAGACTTAAATTGATCATCACCAGTAAATTCTGTAAGAGCATACTGTGAATTCCAAACTTTTTCAAGCTCAGTTTCATCTTCTACAAGTTGTGCAGGTTTATCAAATTCACTCTTATCATAATTTTGATAACCCTCAACTTTACGAATCTTCAATTTGAAGTTCGCACCTTCCCAAAGATCAAAAGGATTTACAGGAGTTTCATCTTCAAATTCGGGATTCATCAAATCATTGACTTTATCGAAAATCTTTTTTCCAAATTTGTATAGAAAAACTTTTCCTTCGTTCTGAGGATTCTTTGAATCAGAAACAATATAAATGTTACTGATATAAGTTAGACGGCGTTTTTGCTTACGAGCAATCTCTTTGTTCGCCTCGATTCCAGAATTCCAGAGTTGAGAATTATATTCTGAGACAGGATCTTTCTTACCAAGAGTTGTCAAAGAATTTTCAATGTACCAAAGACCTGTTGGTCCTTGAAAACCATGGTTGAAAACTCTCGCCCATGGAATATCTTCTCCATCTACTGGGGGAAGAAATCGAATAACAGCATATCCATTTCCAGACTTATCTATTTCTGGCTTCCAAAATCGATCATCGATATAACTCTTCGATTCAGAAGGAGTATCAATCTTCTCAATTTCTTTGTGAAGATTTTGCATAAAGGATTTGCGGGATTTTTTTAGTGCAGATAGTTGTGCCATGTTAACCTTTCATATTCGTTATATTCGTTGTATTAATTGTATCTCGTAGTATTTTACGAAATTTCGTCTTATCCACCTCCAAAAATGGAGTGTATTTTAAAACTTTATCTCTAAACTGAGGCCAGACAAAAGTTTCTTTTATCTTTTGATCCCAATCAGGAACAAAGTTAAGTATCATATTAAGTATGGAAAAAGTTTCCATACAAATATATTTAGCAATCGTTTGTTTCAGCAATAAAGGATGTTGACCCTTTTCAACTTTGAACCAATTTTCAAAATCTTCTTTGTTCAACAATTTTTCAATATCATTGCTAAAAATATAACTCATGCTTTGTATTCTTTTTTGCCATTCTTTATATTTCATTTCTGCTTGTGAATCAAGTGCATCACCTATCCACAAGTTTTCATTCTCAATAAAGTTAGCAACAAAGAATTTCGATATCTCATCATCTTTATAACTTTTTGACAATCTTACAAAAAAGAATTGATCATTACGTTTTTTAAAAGCATTCAATGAGATTTTTCTTTTTTTATGCTTAAAGTAATCATACTTATTAGCATGAAAATGAGTCTTGATTGAAACGTATTCTTTATAACAATCAAACGGATCCATTTTTATCATAGTCCTGGTATTGTAGCAGTTTTTGGGAGAAAATGCAAGGCCGTAACTTCTTCTCTTAGCTTGGCTTTTAAATTTCCTTGAACAAGTTTTCCAACTGTTTCTGGTTCCATTTTTGTTTCTTCACAGTAATGAGATATTGCATCTAAATAAGTCATTTTTTTATTAGCAACAATATCTTCTATAATAATTGCAAAATCTTGAGGCTTTATTGTTTTAATCATTTTTAGTCTATTAGTTTTATTACTTCTTCAATAGCATCACAAACTTTTACTGGTTCAATGTTTTTTGTGCATTCAAACATTCTGTCAGTATTTTTATGATCTGGACACCACAACCAATCACCGGGATCAAATTTATGCCGATTATAACAACTATTACAAACTGTATCATTATGGATTCTAAAACATTTTGAAGAGAATTCAGATATAGGATTACTAAATCCCGATATCATTACTACATATTTATTTAAAGACCACGCCAACCACGATAAACCAGAACCCAATCCAATAAAAAATTCAGCACCATTTAAAGTAGCAATTGTTTGATCTAAAGTTCGTTCATGTCTTCCTATCACATTTTTTGGTGATTTATTAAAATATTCTCCTTGTCCAAAAGAATGGTGTTTATCTATACATACTATATTATATCCCTTTTTGGATAAAAAGTCAACCACCTCATCCCATCCTCCTGGATAATTCCAATATTTTGCTTGAGCAGTTGATTGCATACCAATGCACACATAAGGCTTTCGAATTAATTGTGGATCTTCCTCTCTTTCTTTAACTATTATTTCACATTTTGTTTCTTCAAAATCTTTAAAACCAAGAATACCTGCACATAATTTCTGTAACGAAACATTTTTCATATCTACTGGAGATTGAAGACTTTCTTCAAAAAAACCTATTCGATAAGAAGATACAAAATCATTAAATCCAGATTCAGGGGTTATAAAGGTTATTTCTGGGTATGATTCAGATACTAAATCGTTCCAAAATGTACTACAATACATTTTACATTTATGTTTCTTGCGAAATGCTTCAACAACTGGTACCCAAGCTAAAGTATCTCCCAATGCTACTGAATCAAACCAAACAAAAATATTTTTATTTGTAAAATCTTGTTCATATTCAAATTCTATTTCTTCTGTTTGAACATTTATTGCTTCAACTCTCCAATTAACATAATAATCAATACCACAAGCAACCCAGCCACCCGCAGAAACATCATTTGAATAATGAACCCCACCCGTATCTCTATCAATAAAATTAATTTTATAATTTCCAGGAATAGATCCTTTAACAGCCAAATAAGGATTTTTTTGCATATTTAAATCGAAAATATTTTTACCATCTGCATCTGTATTTTGATACGCAAATAACAATCTATCTTTCATATCAAATGGCTTAGTATATTTTAATTCTTTTGCTTCATAATAATATTTTTCCAATTCATCAAAAATATTTTCCCAATCTCTTTCTTTAGCAAATTCTCTTGCTTTCTTTGAATATTCATCATAGTCATTTAAAACAAGTTTAACCTTATTTACAATATCATCAACTTCTCTAGTACATAATTCAAATCCTTTCAAAGAAATTTTATCTTGCATTGTTCCAACTACAGGTAATCCACACGCCATTGCTTCAAGAACTGCAAGACAGGGTTGCCCTGTTTCTAATGATGCTGGATGAATCATTATATGATGTTCATTTAATATATTTCTTAATTCATATTTTTCTACATTACCTGTAAGAGTTATATCAATATGATTTTTACATTCTTCTACAATATCATAAAAAGTTTTATTATATACTGCATGTATTGAATCTGGTCCAACAATCGTTATAGGAAGTCCTAATGTTTTTGCCGCCTGAACTGCTAAATGAAATCCTTTTCTATCATCTCCTCCACCCACGCAAATCAATCGTACATCATTTTTGTTTTTTACAGGAAAATAAAAATTCGTATCTACACCATGATGCAATCTTCTTAACTTATCTGGATATAGAAAAAAATCTATCATATCTTCAGTTGGAATTAAACTGAATAAAGAATTTTTTATAGTCTCATTATTAGTCATATAAAAATGAGAATCTTTTCCATGTATTTTCACAAAAGCATCATGCATTGTAAAAATATAAGGTATACATCTATCTCTCAATAAATCATAAAATCCACCAGTATGATTATGAAATACATCATATTTTTCTAAATCACTTTGCGTTATATCATCTAACCATTTTAACTCTACTTCATGTCCTCTACCCTTTGCTACTCTCATATATTGATACATGACTTCTTCTAATCCCCCATATCCTTTGGGTGGAATATCAAGCCCACAACCAATATGTACTTGCATTATTTTTAAATTATTATTTTCTTCTTCTCTTTCTTTTTTTCTTTCTAAAACATATGCATTTCCTGTAGATAAAACAATATCAGAAACATCTTTTATTTGTTGAACAGCAGAAATAAATTGTATTCGATTATCTTGTGCATACCAAAAAACACTTCGACCATCTGATGTAATAGTCTCTTTTATATTTTCAATATTGTCTGATTGTGTACGATTATTTTGATGTAAATGCACATTATCTGAAAAAAAACTTAATTCAAAATTTGCTACAGGTAATTTAGATATAATTGTTCTTATTGTATCTGATGTATCTTCTAAATTTATTTTAACAAAATAATAAGAAATATTGTCTAGATACTTTTCAAAAACTATATCATGATCAAAAAATAATTGTTTTACTTTTGTTCGTTGTTCTTCACCATAATTAAAATTTAAAAAACTTACATTTTTTCTTTCTGTTTCATAATTCAATTTGCTCAAATAAGTAGATTCTGCTAAATCATAGATATCATCAAAATATTTAATATTTCTTGGATATTCTAAAATAAAATTATTTCTATCTCTTTTTTCATTTATTACTAATTGTGCTTCTCCACGAGGATTCCAGTTTCTAAAGTTTTCACATTCACCGTGTTCTCTTGCAAGATATGATGTTCTAGGAATAGTTAACCATTTTCCATATCTTTCTAAATGTAAAAGCCATTGTCCATCATTTGATAAACAAGCATCATCATCTTTATGTTCTGGAAAATGCAATCCTGGTAAATTTTTAAATATTCTCAAATATCCAAAAATATTTGTTCGTTGGGGCCACAACTTTTCAAATCCTTCTAAAAAAGAATTGTTATCTCTTGTCATGTATACATTGTCTTTAAAATTATCAAAGAGATTAGTTGTATTTTGGGGTAGGGTATTAAAATATTTGTTTGCATTAAAATGAAGTAAAACTGCTTCTGGAAATAAATTAAAATAATGTATTATTTTATCAAATGTTCCAGGTAAAATTGCATCATCAGCATCTAAATGACATACTATTTCACCAACAGCATGAAGTTGTGGATTCCACCAAATTTCTTTTTTATGTTTGGGTTCTACAATTCTTATTCTAGAATCTTTTCTTTTTAATTCTTCCATTAATGTACGAGTATTATCAACAGAAAAATCATCAGCAAGAATCCATTCCCAATGATCATAATTTTGATAAAAAACAGAATTCGCTAACTCTTCCAAATAAGACTCAGCATTGTAACAAGAAGTTACAAGAGATAATTTAAAACGTTTCATGTGTTAGTTCTTCATCAGTTAATAAAGTAGTTCCATCTTTAAAAGATTTGTCTAGATATGACTCACCTGAACATTGAATTGAAATAGGAGATTTAACTATGCCACATTTCTTATCTGGAAATATATTGTTATTCAACCATAAATCATATGTATCCCACTTCGTGTCTTTTAATTTCTTTCTAAAATATAATTTTCTCTTTTTATCTGTGGGCAGTAAATAACAATGTGCTTCAGACATTCTATTCGTCACACCAAAATATTCATAGTCTTCGTGTTCCCAATCAGGAATTCTTTTTCCAAAAGACATATAATACAAATCATATTGATTTATATCATCTAATCTATCCATAATTTCTCTATAAACCACATGAACCGGTTTTATAAAAATAGCATCACATTCACAAAATAAAATCGCATCAAATTCATCATTTAAATGTTTGTTTATAGCATCTTTATGAGCAGAATAATTACCATAATGTGCAGGAGTTAATTTATATTCTCCTGGCTTCATTTGGACAGATTCTGGTCTAGCACATGTTTCTTTTGGTGGAAAATCTTTATATAAGGGATTTATTATTTGTTCATATTTCCAGTTCGAATATTCAGATAATTTTGTAAGATGTCTTATCGATTCTTTTTCTCTTTCTCCATCAGGATCAACAAGCATATGAACTATTTTTATTTTTGGTTTTCTTGATGCCCATAAATTACCCAATTCTCCATTTGATGTTATTTGAGAATCAGCAATGACATGATAATTTAAACCCTCTAATCGTTCTATAAATTCAATTGCCCTATTTTTCATTCCTTCTTGACCCACACCATCTGGATGTGCTTCCATAGAAAGTTTTCTTATCTTATACTTAAAAAAATCATCACTAATTGCTGGTAACATATCCCATTCTGCTCCTTCACAATCTAATTTCAATGCATCTATTCTATCAATATTATTATTTTTCATAAATTGTTCAAGTGTAACACAATTAACAACTTGTTTTTTTCTTATTCCTAAATTTTCTTTATTGTCTGGACTATTATTAAAGTTTTCATGAAAAGAATTACATGAACTAGAACCAATAGCAATAAGTTCTCTACTTTCATTATCAGAAGAAATTGCTAAATTATATTTTTTAACATTATCATAATCTTTTAAATTTTTACATAAAACATCAAAAGTTGTTTTTGTGGGTTCAATTGTATGAACCTGAGAAGCACCTTTGTTTAAGGCGTACATAGTAAAAAATCCATAGTGACCTCCAATATCAATTACAGTATCGCCTTCTATTAAATTTAATTTATTATAATATTTTAATATTAACGTTTCATAAAGAGTATACCAAGAAGAGGGATCATCTGGTATTCCATGAAATTTTTTTCTTTCACCAAGAACTGCAATATCTACTTCATTTTTCCATGAAAACGTTTTTTCGAATAAAAGATGATGATCATCTACTAAATTTTCATCATTTATATTCGAAAAATAATTTTTAGGAGCATCATATATTTTTACTATAAATCCATTTGTAACATCTTTACCACAATGCGGTTGAGCCCACATCGAATTGCATATAATATGGGATCTATACGCCAACAATTCAGTATCTATTTCATAGATACATAATAATTTTTCATGAAAACATTCATAAAAATTCGTGAAGTGTAAAGTTACTTTAGTTTCATCAATGGAACAATTTACAATTCGATCACTTATATTCAACATTCTGCATATTTTAATTGTATTAATTTCAACATTATCAGAAAGCCAAGTAACTTTATCATTATATTTGTCAAGATATGAATCAAGTTTATGTGCTAAAACAGGTATCTTCCAAGATAATGCTTCTTTTAATACTAATGGATTCGTTTCTTTATCGTGTTCATTCCCCCTTGAAGCAAATAAAAATAAATCCATACATGAATAAAATCTGTCTACATCTTCTCGTTCTCCCCAAACGATACAATTATCAGGCAAATCTTTTGTTAGGGGTTCCCAATATTCTTTGAAATTTTCTGCAAGATTCCCTACAAAATGAAATTGTACATCAGGTAAAAGTTTGGCATATTCAATAATTTCTGCTTGATTTTTTCTAGATGTCCATAATCCAACATTCAATACGTGCTTCAAGGCAGGATCAACTCCTAATTCTCTTAAAGCAACATCTCTTCGTTTCTCTTCTACTTTTTTATCAACAGGATATTCTATAACACATGCAGGAACATCTAATGATCTAAATTTTATTAATTGATTATCACTACAGAATAAAAATTTATCTGGTAAAAATCTTTTTTCATCAGGATTGAATGAAGAATCATGAGAAGTTTCAAAAATTAAATATCTTCTTTCTTTTTGATAAATTTGTTCTGCTATTTCATCGTCCACAAAAAATTCAGGCATCTCCTCAAAGTGAACAATATGGGGTTTTATTTCATCTAAATATTTCAGTATATCAGTTTTGTCTTCAGACAAAGTTATTAATCGGTCATTTAAAATGTTTAATATTTTATCTTTTTGAACTCTATAGATACCATAATCATTATATTCGATGACATAAATATCATTGTCACTATGTAAGAATTCTATTTTTTTAAGAAGATACTGTGGGGCACCACCTGTAGATAGGTGAGGAGTAATATATAGGATTTTCATAAGCACTTTTGATGACTAAATAAATATAAATACATATAATATAAACAAGATATACAATTATATAGTTTACACTATTTTGAACCACTTGTCAATGGACTATTTATGACACAATATAGACACTTATACTGGGATTCAGGAAATGCCGATCTCAGAATGTTTTCTGATTCTGAATTAGAAGTTCTTAGCTATTTTCTAAGAAAAAGATATGCGGCCCTTTTAGATTCTACTAATACCACTCCAGGACATGTGGGACTTTCTCAACCAAACGGTGCTGATGATGTAACTATAGGAACGGCTATTAATGGGGTACGGGCTCAAGGATCTCACACAGAACCTGATGATAATTCTCCTAGCAGTGGAGCAGAACCAGACACAAACTTCAGTAGTGATCAAACAACTTTAGCTAATTCAACATCTACATTTTACCAAAATACATCAAACAATCATCCAGGAAGTATCAATGATACCGATATAAATGCCACAGGATTATTGTATTGGACTTCTCCAGATTTAAAAATGGGACCAATAGTTGAAGCAGACTTACTAGACACTCTCGCAACTCATTGTCTTACTCAAATGCTTTCTGGTGATGAAGTGGGAACTTATAGAGTGGCAACATCTGATCCAGGAGGAGGAACTTGGTCCGATAAGGGAACATGGTTTACTGACACATACTATGGTGCAACAAATGCAACTTATAAATTATATCTAAAAACTGCAAATACAACTGAACCCTCATCTCCTGATAATTATATTAGATGGGACAGCACCAATTCTGAAATACAATTAGAATCAAGTACAAATGCTTCCACTAATAAATTGGTAAATGATGTTTATTTACAAGTACTTTATAGAAGACATTTATTGTATAATGTATCAACAACAAATTCAGGAACAAATAGAGGAACTTTTTACGATAAAATATATAATAGTTACACTAACTCATTAAGTGGGCCTTCTGGAGGAGTCTATACAAGAACATATACTCCAAGCGGATCATTAGTAGATAATGGCGGACCATATTATTTTATAACACCAGGACAAAGAACACCTTAAAGGAGAAAATATAATGGCTGAACAAAGTGTCCAAAAAAGAACTACTCTTGCAGAAGCATATCACGCTTCAGATTATGAAACATGGACATCATATTGGAAGCAATGTAGAATTACTGGTATATTTTACAAATATCCATTGAATACACCTGATGTAGATAATCCCTTATGGGTTCGTTGGAGAGAAATTCCTGAAGGTGAAGATTTGACTGTTCCTCATCCCGAGATTGATGTACAACAATTAGAAACAATGGTTGAAACAGAATTATGTCGAGCATTGATAGATTCTATGCCTGATGATCACAAATTCAAGACATTTGAAGAAATAGAAAAATTTACTGAGGCATGGCATAATGATAATTTACAAAGAGAAAAAGATTTTCAAGAGTATCTAGAATATAGAGCAAATGGCAATATTAAAATAGAAACTATTGATGAAACAAGACCTATTACATGGGACTCAATAAGAAATGCTTCAACAGAAGAATTATTTCAAACAAAACTTGAAATATTTGAATCCCCTCCAGTACAAGAATGTGAAAATAAAGAGTATCGTCAAAATATCAGAAAAGCTAGTTCAATTATTGAAGCAATGTATTGGTATTATTTGATAGTTAATGGTGATGTACCGGAAGATACAGCAGAAAAAATTCCTACAAATATAGAAGTATTACTTGGTGGAAGTTCCGAACAAATTTTTAAATGGAAATTACAACTTTTCGAAAAAGAAAATGTACAAAATAGTGAAAATAAAGATGCCAGATCCAGAATTAGAAAAGCTGAAGATTTAGTTTCATTATTTGCGGCTTATTCTGAAATTCTTAATGAGGGTGAAGGTGAAGAAGAAACACCTGATGTTGAAGCAGAAAGAGATGCGGAACTATATCCAGAAGAAAAAGAATAATCTATTTCATAATCTTTAAAATGTATTATTTTGATATCATTATGAAACCCATCTAAATAAACATATTCTCCTGGATATTGAGAATTTATTAAAGCAAGTTCTTCTAAATCATTTTTATTACACATCCTAGACATCCATGTTTCTGGAAGATATTTTAATTTTAGTCGATTCTTTACTTGATCTTCTACAAAATATTGCTCTCCATTAACTGGTCCAATTGTTATTTTACGTGTAATATAATATTGTGACCAATAATCAATATCACTCATAAATTCATCATAAATGTATTTACAATCTTTTGGATAATATTTTTGAAATCCCCCACATAAAGAATAATTTTCATTCCAAGTATCTTTCCACCAAGACTTTGCAGTTAAAAATTCACCTTTTTTAATTGGATAATCTATTGCTTTAACATAATCATTCATAAAAAGCATATCTATATCAATCACAAGAACAGGTTCATCTATGTCCATATTCATAACTCGTAACTTATTCCATTGTAATTTTACATCTGGTAATTCATCACGAATCCAAGTTACATTTGAAATTTTGGATTCAATGTAATTTTCTACATCTTGTCCATACTTGTCGCCTATTCTAACTGCAAAAACTTTTGTTTTATTCATTTTTAATCATATTAAAATGTTTATAAACATCACGTTCTCTTGCAACTTCTCTATATTCCCATTCAATTTCTGGTATCCATAAACCAGCAGAAGAAGCAGATTTTTCTAAAAACCAATGATGATTATATACAAAAATTTTTGGATCTTTATATTTTTCTCTAACTCTTTCACTTCCAGCATATTCATTATCTCTAAACCCTTCTCCATGAATACTCACATCTAATAAAAAGTCTTTATTCCAAATAGTAGGTTGATGACATAATAAAAAACCGGCATCCCTTTTGACTCTTAAAACTTTTTTATTGTCTATATAATAGTCTGTTTCTTCAAATTCATTTAGATCATAAGAAGATATAAGTCGATGTAATCTTAATCCATTTATATCATGAATAGATACGAAATTTAATAATTTATTAAATAAATTTACATTAATCTGTTTAAAAGGCCATTGATCTTCTTGCATGTATAAAACATACTTTGTTTGAGTTGAATTTAAAGATGCTATAAGTCTATCACTCCATCCTTCATCAACTTGTTTAGGTCCCCCAAAAGTAGGTAACCATTCTCTCCATTCAACTCCCATATACTTTTTACTTTTACCTGTTTTAATCTGAGTTATTCTCTGATCATTAAAAGGCAAATCTACTTCTTCATTGCAAAAATGTATGGGCCATCCTAAATCTAAAAATCCAAAATGATCGAACATGGTATACCAACCATCCCAAAAATGACTGTATTCATCACATGTATGAATTATAATAGTTATTTTATTTTGGTGCATCAGTCCAAATACTATTCATTAAAATAAGTGCTTCTGTTTTTGGATCAGTAAAATCATATTCTCTAAAAAATTCATCATTCACATGAATTGTTATATTTTCAAGTCCTTCTGAAGCAAAATAATCTGTTCTATATCCCCAATCAGAACAAGTAAATGCAGAATATAAATTATGATTATAAAAAACTTTCACATGAATTGTTCCTTTCGGTGGCATAGCAAAAAATCTATATCCATCTTGTGCCGGATCTTTTGCAAGACATATCCAAGGAAATTCAGCATCAGTATAAACTTTTTGTTTTTCAAAACCTATTCTTTGAGAACTTTCTTCAAGATTTTTTATTTCAATGTTTTCTTCAAAAGTATCTTTTTCTTTATTTAAATAAGACACCCCAAGAACATATCCTAATAACTCTTCTCCCATTTGCATACCTTTATAAGTAATCATTTTTTTAAGATGATCATCAGAATACATATTCAATCTTCGATATAAAAAATCTACATTACAAGACATAATTAATGTCATAATTTGCCAATGTCTAATTCTTCTTTCGCCCCAATGTTCGGCATCTAAATTTTCTGTCTCACGTTCATAAAATACTGCTTGTTTTCCTTGATTCAATATAATATCGCTATTTTTTATTAACTCTTCATCAGTAGGCAAAAATCCATCATAATCAAATAAATGTATTATTTTTTTATTAAGAAGTTTTGCATACGTAACACCAGCAAGCAATAAACGTAAAACTGCAAGTATTGTATTATTTTTAAAAAATTCTCTACTTGCAATATTAAAAAGGGGTATAGGATTTCCTTCATCATCAGGAGCATAAGCATAATTTACCAAATATCCTTTAAGTGTAGGATCATTTAACAAAATATTATCTTTATCATAAATTGCATAATCAACCAATTCTTGTGTATCTTTATCAAGGGGCAAATGACTTGTGATTATAACATCATACCCAAAAGATTTAAATTGTTTTATAAATTTATGACAAACTGATTTTCTTTCTTCATCAGACAAATAAGCATGTATCAAAACTATATCGGATGTTTTATCTGTCATATTAATTCCAAATCGTTTGCAATTACAAGATGTTTATAAATTTCATCTTCAAAATAATGTTTTATTGACTTTTGTTCAATAACCCAAGCAGTTAAAGAATATCTTTTTCCTTTTAATACAGGATTAACTCTATGTTCTAATTTTGAATCAAATCTAAGACAATCTCCTACATTTAATTCAATTGGATCTTGATCTTTAATTTCAAAAAGACCTCCTTGATATTCCTCATTTAAAGGCACCACACATGTTTCTATTCTTTTACGCTCCGATTGAGTAGTATTAAAATCATTATGCCAATGATAATAATTTAATTTAGAATATTCTGAAAATTGAAATATCATATTAGAACAATTAAATTTGTTTTCTAAAAAAGAATCTTTATGCCAAATAAAAACTTTTGATCTTCGATAATCAGAAAATTCTTCATTTATAACTCCGGCTCGCCGAACTTTTTTTCTATAAGTTATAATAAAATTAAAACATTCTTCTTCTGTTAAGAAGTTTCTAATAACACATATTTTTCCATCCATCCTTTTATTCTCATTGCAGGAGCAAATTCATGATTGAACAAACAAATAGAATAATCTAATTCTTGTCTATTCCAGGGATAAGACCAACATACTTTATCATCATAAGTATTATACTCCATTTCTTTGTAAATATATTCATCAATACCTTTCCAATATTTTACTCTGCTATAATCTTCATCTTCATAAAATTTGTCATAAATATGAGAATAATTTCCTTTCCATGACATTATTGAAGAATTCAAAGGAGTATGAAATGGCGCCCTCCACCAAGCATTAACAAGTGTAAAATCATCTTTAATTAAATAGTCTATGGGCTTCTTAATAATAATATCTAAGTCAAAATATAAATAATTTACATCATCAGTACATTCCTTAAACATTTTAAGTTTATCATATACACTACCTTCTCCCTCTCTTATAATATAATATTCACATCTTTTCATTTCTCCAAATTTACGTATCATATAAATGATATTATTTTCATACCATTCATCATATTTACTTCCTGTGCGTACAAGAACAATAACTACCATTTACCTATCACCATAAATCTATCATATAATGGCAAAGAACGTTTTCCTTTATACAAAACATTTTTAATTTGATTTTTTTCTATTAATTCATCAACCTCTTTTACACAATTTATATGATCTTCAACATCAAAATAATTATTTGATTGTATTGCTAAAATAGGTTTTACTGGATAATCTTTATAATATTCTTTCATAAGAACTATATCAGACATATGTTCAGATGATGTATTAATAATTAAATGTCTTCTTCTCATTTCTTTACGTTCAAAAAAATCTTTAAATTGCACTATTTTAAAATCACAATCAAAATGATTTATATATTGAGCAGTTACTTTATGACAATCCTCATCAATATCATATAAATCTATTTGTTTTATATCAAACGCATTTGCTAACATTTCTATTAAAGGAAATCCAAACCAAGAACCGATAATATCAATATGAAGTTCTGGCATAGAAATAAATTTTTCTAATTTTTCATTTAACCATAATTTAGATTCATATTGTCCTTGAGATACAGAGTCTTCAAAACTATTAGAATATGAAGGCAAATTATTATTAACCCATTGATTGACCCAATAATATGGTGTTTCTCTATTATCATTTTCACATATAGAAATTTGTTCTCTATGTTCTCCAATAGTCTCTCTAATAGAACCTATTTCTTCTTTAAGTTCTCCAATCTTTTCATTATAAGAACCTATTTCAATATTGTGCAAACTTATATCGTTTTTATTTTTTCTCCAATTATAGATTTGTTCCATATACACAATAATGTTTGTATTTTTTATTTTTACTTTGTATTTCAAATGAATCAAAAACTTCTGTCAATTCATTATCATCTATTAATTTATCAATCGAATGAATAGGATTACAATCACCATTATGTTCTTTATCATCACCCCTTAATATAAAAATTCCTTCATGCATTCGTCCCACAGGATATGTTTTCTCACAATTATAATGCAATACACAATTATATAATTTAACATTATCAAATACAAAATCTTTACAAATCACATTTGGCATATCTCTAAAATTAATATCATAATTTATATTATCAATCTCCATATCCAGTCCTTTTAATGTTTTAATAAATTTAAAACTTGGACAACATAATACAGAAATTTTTTCATGATTTACAACCCAAGAGAATAACTTTTCCATAATTCCTGTACTGGTGATTCATCTAATTCGTAATGTTTAATTTCTTTCATATTTTTATTGTTATAAAGATGTGATGTATTAAATAATGTTACTTTATTTTTTAATTTATAATTTTCTTTATTATAATTTGAAAAAAATCCATCTTCCCATAAATTAATTTTATTATTTCTGTAATGTTGATAAAACAAATACTTATCAAGACTTTTATATGTCCATTCTATTTTTTTCCAATTTTCTTTAGTATATTTTAAAAGCCAAGAAGCTGTTCCCTTATCCCATGCAACAAATGAAGAATTTACATGACAAGAAACTCCCCTACCAAAATTAAATAAACTTATTTTTTCATAATCATTCCAATAATTCCATATAAATGTAATATTATTATGCTTTCTTGTTATTAATTCAGTTACATTTTCATGTACTAATACATCTAAATCTATCCAGAGATTCTTATCATATTCGTCTTTGTCTATCAGCATTAATTTTTCATATGTAAACATCATATTTGTATTATATGGTCTAAGTTCTTCAATATCTTTTGTTTCAATTTTAGAAGATATTCCCTTAGGATTATCAGTATAACAAACGAAATGAAATGATTCATTACAATGTTTTAATAACCCACCATATGTTCTATTAACATATGAAGAATCATATTTTGTTCCCCATTTAAGACAATTAATTTTTATTTCCATTGATCTGCAAATGCGTTAAAATCAGTACCACACTTCTCTGCACAAACTTTTGATTTTCCTTGTGAACAAGAAGGCAAATTCCAAGATTGTTTAATCTTTTTAAAAAAATCTCCTTCAATAATTTCATTTAAAGGTTTATATAAAGCATTAATATTTTTAATATCATCTATATAAGACCATATTTGATTTTGTCCTATTTTTTCATATACTTTATATAATTTTCCAGCAGTCCAACAACAAGGAGTCACAAGACCTTCTGCTGAAATAAAAATTTCTTTAGTATCTATTGACTTACATTTTATTTTTGTTTTATCTAAATACTCTTGAAAGGAACCATGACTTTTAATCAATTTATCATAACTGTTAACACTCTTATTCTGATTCTCTGGATTAGCTGGTGGCTTAATCTCATTCCCCTTAGTGGTTATCTTTTTGTCAATTTTCTTATTTTTATAACTTTGCACCCATCTTCCAGACTTTTTTCTCACAAATTCAAGTCCAAATAATTTAGCCATTCGTTCTGCTTCTTCTACTTGATGTTCATTATGTTCAAATATTAAAAATACCCAATAACCTTTTCCTCCTGCTTGAGTAAAAACATCCATTGAATTTTCAACACGATTCCAATCTACATTTACTCGATATAAATGATTTGTGTCTTCTAAACCATCTACTGAAAAAGATACTTTTCCATAATCACCAAAAATTTCCGCAAGTCTTTTCCACCAATCATCAGATCGTCCTCCAGCATTTGTAGTCATATGAAGATATAGTTCATTATTATTATAGCGTAACCAGTCAAACATTTCAAGGGTATCCTTTGCAATCATAGGATCTCCATGATTACCACACATAAGAAAACTATTTAATTGTTTTGCTAAATTAGCATTTACAATTTGTTTAAATTGTTCTATAGAAAGTTCAGCATTTTTTATATGTGGATTATTAGTTCTATCACACATAGGACACGCCGCCTGACATCTTTGCGTAGGTTCAAAATGTATATGTTTTATCTCTTCAAACTTATAAAGTTGCTCTTCTTTTTTAATTCTATACATTTTTTTTCTAATTCAATTAAACATTTTTCAAAAAATCCAGAACAAAAATGTCCCTGTTTATTAAATTCCTCAATAAAAGTAATATCCCTAGAATATGCTATGGTATTAACTTTCATTGCTCTAGATAAATGGGTCCACATTCCTTCTGATGCTATTAAAAACAAACTTTTAGATAATAATTCTATATTTCTTTTATAATTAAAATCTTCTAAACGAACAAAATAATATTCATGTCGATGAAAATAATGTCCATAATAATCTTTTACCTTATTAAATTCTTTTTCTTCCTCTGTTGTGATAAATTTATGTTCGGGTACTGAATCATCTACATAAAACATAAATGTTATAAGTTGCTTTTTTGCAGTTTTATCATAATTTATAGGCCAATATCGTGCTTCGTTATAAAGAAAATAATTACTTATAACATATTCATTATATCTAGAATTAAAATCATGACAAGCAACATCACCTGTAATATTTTTTCGTTTTGAAGCCAATATCTCTTTATATGTAGGAGGAGCTTCATCTATTATATTTGTAATTATTGATGATTCACTTTCATCTGGTCTTTTAAAATGAAAAAAATCTATAATATCATAAAAATCTATAAGATTTAAATACTGGCTTTTATGCACCGTCTTTGTGTTTTTAAGAAAAATATCAACAATACAAGATTCGTGTTCAACTTCTTTCATAGTAAAAAGAATATTTGAGGCCATGATAAATCTATCACCCAGTCCAGGTTGATTTACTGGAAATACAAATCTAAGATTCTTTTTTTTAAAATAACCTGTTTCCCAATAACTAGACCTGTGATTCATGACATCTTTTTTCTAATTCATTTAAACATTCTTGAATTCCAGAACAAAAATAACCTTGTCGAGTAAATTCTTTAATAAACTTAGAATCTCTTGAAATCGTAATAGTATCAATATCCATTGCTCTTGAAAGATGTGTCCACATTCCTTCTGATGATATTAATAACTTACTTCTAGATAATAATTCTACATTTTTTTTAAAATTAAAATCTTCTAAACGATGAAAATTAAATGATGATAAATTCGTTTTTAATAATTGAAATTCTTTTTCTTCCTCTACTGTAATAAATTTATGTTCGGGTAATGAATCATCTACATAAAACATAAATGTTATAATATCTTTTTTTATAGTTTTATCATAATTTATAGGCCAATATTGTTCTCGATTATAAAGAAAATTGTGGCTTCTCTTATATTCATTATTTGTTATTTCATACTCAATATTACGGTGACCTGTGCTGGCATGAAATGGAGGAGGTTCTTCATCTATTATATTTGAAATTATTAATGGTTCACTTTTATCTGGTCTTTTAAAATGAAAAAAATCTATAATATCATAAAAATCTGTAAGATTTAAATATTGTTTTTGATCAAACTCATAATTCTTACTTGGCTTGATATTTTTAAGAAAAATATCAATAATACAACATTCATGCTCAACTTCTTTTCTAGCATAAAGAATATTTGAAGTCATGATAAATCTATCACCAAGTCCAGGTTGATTTACTGGAAATACAAATCTAAGATTATTTTTCTTGCGATTCATAGTTTTCTAAAATAGAAACTAAAGAAGAATCTAAAAAATTTTTATAACTTTGATTTCTTGTTTCATCTAATAATGTTATTTCAGTATATAAACGAAAAATATCACATACATTATTTGTTATTGCATGATCAATTAACGATAATAATTTATCAATTTCATAATGGAAAAAATTTCCTTTATGCATATAATTATATATTTTAGTTCTAAATGTTTCAAAACCATCTCTATATTCTATAATATCTTTTCGTATTTTTTCTAAATAAGAGATTGGTAAATTTGCAATATCGAGTCCTCTACCATGAGGCCGCACTTCAGAAATAAAAACATTACATCTAATCTTATCATGAAACATCAAAGCTGTCCATTCCAAAAACTCAACAACATTACCTATATTTAACGCAGACAATACTAAATTAATATTTACTGCATAAATGTTATTAGATTTGTTAAACCAATTTTTAATATTTTTTTCTAAAATCGAAAAATTTGCTTTATGTCTTATGTAATTATAAGTCTTATCAACTCCATCTATACTAAATGAATGTCTTTGTAATTTAAATTCGTCCATGAGTTTAATAATTTTATCTGTTATTAACATTGCATTTGTATGGAATTGTAATTCTGTTGATTTACTATTACCATCTTTCACATATTTTCTTAACAAATTTAATATATTTCTATCATATAGTGGCTCTCCTCCAGATGCTTTTAAAATTTTTATTTTATCAGTATTGTGATATATCCATTGTATTAAATGATTATTTTTAACATCCAATGGTAAATTAAGTGATCCTAAACCATTATCTGAAACTTCTTCAAATAAAAGCAATTTATTATTTTTTCTTAATTTATTCACATCTTCATTTAGTTGATGTGAAGATCCTGTATTACACATTCTACATGCTAAATTACACTTATTAGATATTGATATGTCTATTTCTTTTAAACTTGTTTTAAATTTTTCTGGAAATTGCCATCGTGTATACATTCTATGAGACATTATTCCCAAATCTTCCTGATTCCAACATGTGGAACAACGAGAATCCCGCACATTATTAAGTAAGTTTTTTCTTAATTCTTCAAATTTTTTATGATGAAAAATATCATGAGGAGACAATCCTTTTAAATCTCTTCTAGTTAAAATTGAATTCGGTTCTCTCATATGATAATTCAATTTACCAACATTGCCCTTTGTAGCATCTTCAGGAATAGAAAATGTATCTGAAGAAAGTACTGTTACTGTATATGGCCCCACATCAACTCCATCTCCATTTACTTCATAAATTTCTATTTTATCATCATCAATTAATTCATGATTTATACTTGTAATAACCACAGGATTTGTAGCAGTATATGAAACATCTATTTTAATTCCTGTTATATCTTTAGTGTCATGCATCATACAACATGGTGCAACTGCTCTTAATTCATTACTATTCTTTTTCCATAGTTTAAAAACCATGGCATAAAAAGGATAAAAACAAAAAGTATTATCTTTAGAAGGAATCATATTTTTTCAATTCAGGAAAATGTTTATATTTTTCAATATACCATTTAATAACGTTTTTATAAAATTGATGACTATCATGATCTGCTTTAAATTGTTTTATAAAATTATTTGTAGCTTCATGTTCTGATAATATTCTTGAAGAAATAATTTGTAATTCTCTCAAAGAATAATCATTTATAATATTATCTATTTCCATAATGGTAAGGTACAATTAGATTTCTTTTTAGGAATTTTACTATCAGCAGAACTTACACACGCATTTGTAGTACATATCACAGGCGAATCAAATAATTTAAATCCTGTTTCTATATTTCCTAAAGGAGCATCTCCACAAGAATAAGATCGTTTAATGCTTCCATCAGGTTCACGAATAATGCAACTACGATAACCAGTAGAGCAAGTCCATCCTTTAAAATTATTAAAATTAAATGCATTAAATCTTTCTGCTTGATCAAGATACCACTCTTTTCCTTCATCATCATTCATAACAATTTCAAATTCTTGACGAATGTTTTGAAGTTTTTTTGATTTAACTTCCATGTTTGTAATCTGAGGCATACCATTATGCAATACTTGCATCTGTTCTTCAGAATATCCATCAACAACAAATGATGCAGTAGGATCACTTTGTGGTTTAAGTGTTACGTTTATGCCTCGTTCATAAAAATACAATAAGTCTTTATATATTTCATCAAATTTTTCTGGTACCATTACAGAATTAATTGTTACTCTTACACCATTACGTTGACAAAAATCAAGTTTATCTGCAAAATCATTAAGTTTATTTTTTGTAATATATTCACGATGAAATGATGCAGTAATAGATGCTCTTGAAAATTTCTTTGCTGACTCAACATATCGTTCAAACCACTTCATAGGTCGAGAACAATTTGAAGTCATATGGACAGATGAATAATTAGTGTATACTACATCATCTGCAAGATGTTCAAGTATATCAAGATATGCTGGATGAAAAGTGGGCTCACCTCCAGATAGACTAAAATGAAAGGAATTAAAATTTCTTTCTCTGGCCTGTCGTTTAATTTCATCAATTGTATTGAGACATAATTTCACAGGACGATGATCTTTAGTATTACTTCTTGCATATGGCCAGCAATATGAACATCTATAATTACAAAATCTCCCTAACAACCATGAAACTGTAAATAAGTCAGACTCCAGCATCTTCCAAGTCCCAACTCGTTCAATTTTATTCCAAGGTATCTTGGTAAAATCATATTCACTTAATTTCACTTAACTCTCACTAATTCATTATTTTCGATTTGATAATTTTCAAAATAATCATTAAAATCTTGATTCCAAATCTCATCTGATTTTTTTCGATATATTAAAAATCTATTAAAATTATTATAACTTATTTTCGTTTGCTTTACATAATCCACAATATAATTAAACCAATATTTTGAATAATCACTTTTTCCTTCAGGATTTTTTTGTCTTTTTTCAATTAACTCATATGTTTTTTCAATATCTTTCATAGTCTCATCATAAAAATCATAAAGTATTAATGACGGATCCAAATATTGTGGAGTTTGAACTATAGATGCATCAAAGTTTAAATTCAAATCATAAAACGAATCAAAAACATCATATATATCCAACATTTGATAAATTGAAGTTGTACAACTCATATCAACCCAAGTAAAATCATTTATTTTTTTAAATTCTTGAATATTATTTTTCAATTTGTCCCATTCACCCCCATTTCTAAAATAAGAATAAAATGTTTTACCCGCATCAACAGATATTATTATTGCTGAAGAGCCAAAACATTCCAGATGTTTAGACAAAAGTGCAACATCAAAATCAGCATTAAAATTTGTATGAAAAGATATTTTTATATTTTTTGCATTAGGATGATCTGCTAATTTTTTCAATGTGGGAAAAAATTGCTTTTGATATAGTAATTCTCCTCCTGCAAAATCCACATATTGTAATAATGGAAAATTTTCATTCAGGTCTTCTACAATTTTTAAAGATTCTTCAATAGATAAAGACATTTCATTTCTATCATTTGGGCCATGTCTATGTTCTGTTCCTAACAATTGTCTTAAATCATTTAGTATAACTTCTTGATCGGGTTCATAATTACGTAATTTTTTAGTCCATCCCGAGGAATAAACTTTTGAACAATGTAAACAAGAAAAATTACAAGCCGTACTAAATCTAAACTCAACATGTCGCAATCCTTTTGTGTTTACTTCATGTGTTATAGGATTATAACAATCATATAATCTTATTTCTGTTTTTTCATCTTTTAATTTATTTTTTTGTGGATCTCCGTCCGAATAATCGTCTTTTTGTGGCTTATGAAAAAAATTATCAGAATTTAAAACATAATCTTTTCTCATAGACTTTGCTCCTACCTGTTCCATATTCTCACATGTATCACATCCACTAGGCCATTTATTTTGATATAATGATTTTCTAAGTTCTTTAAAATTTTTATGATTAAATATTTCTGAGGGCAATATTGTTTCATGAGCAAATACTAATTGATTTGCTTGTCTTGGACAAGTTGTTATAACTCCATTTTTATAATTAATTCCACCAAGGGCGTAAAAACAAGTCAGCATGTTACTTTCTCATCTATAAAAATATCTCTTTTTTTCTGTTTACATGTTTGCCAACACTTTTCAACTGGATCATCATTCCAAGATTCAATAATATATTTAAATAATTCTCCATTCAATACTTCCGATACTGTATTATATTTAAGATTATTTGATAACACTCCATCTAATTCCATATATTTTGTCCCAAATTTAGTTTTAATAGTTTCATTAGCATGTAATTCAAGTGCTTCAGAGTTTAAATAACAACATGGTATCAAAGCTCCTGTATGATTTATAAAAAGTCTTTTTTGATGTCCATACTTACAATATATCTCTTGTTCTTCAACTGTCTTTTTTTCAATCTCTCCACTTCCTTTTCTATGAGAAAATATTGTTCTAAAATTTGTAAATCCTTCTTTTTCTGAAAGAGCTTTTGCATCTTCCAAAAGATGTTCATTATGTTCAAATACTATAAATTGCCAAGTAGCATTACCCCCCGCTTTAATAAATGCTCTATAATTTTCCTGTATTTTTTTAAAACTAGAACCTATTCTATATTTCTCTAACGATTTCTGATCTATACCATCAATACCAAAAAATACAGATACACCATATTCTCCTAATTTTTTCCAAAAATCTTTTGTCTTAGTCGATCCATTGGATGCAATATTTATCTCTGTAAATGTTAAAAAATATTCTACTATATCTAATAATTCAGGATGTGTTGTGGGCTCATCTACAGATCCACAAAAATTAAGCAATTTTAAATTAGGGAAATCTTCTTTTCTGATCCATTTTTGCAAATCAGAAAATTGTATCATATCTTTATCTAAAATATGATCTACTTGTTTTCTTTTTTCTTGTCTCAAACAACCAGGACATGCTATATTACAAAATGATGTTAATTCAACATCGATCCATTCTACTGTTTTAGTTTTCCACATTTTTAATAACCGCTCGTTTTCCTTCATCTCCACATGTCAAATAACATCTAGGCAAATGCATAGGATGAAATTTATTCCAACTATCTTCTAAAGTCTTTTTATACCACTCACCAGATAAAATATCTTTTATACTATGTTTATTTAAATCATTAAAATTGTGTCCCACAGACTCAAATAAATGTTTCATAGAATTATTTTTTTGAGCAACATCTTCATCATATAAATGACAACAAGGCCACAATCTTCTATTTGCACCAATGTATATTTCTCCTTTTACTTTATGTCTACATACAATTTTTGCATCTTCATATGATTTCTCATATGCTCGTTTTTCAACTTCTTCATACTTTTCAGCATCAATTTCTTTAGCGGCCCTAGATTTAACTTTAGCAAAATCTGAATTATTTCTCCAACTTTTACGAGTTGCAAATTTCATTCCATTTTCTTTTGCTTTTTCTCTGGCCATTTCAACTTCGTCTTCATTATAATCAAAAATGATATACTGCCAGATACTATGGCCGCCAGTAGAATGGTAAGCATTAATATTATTCCATACTCTATCGAGTACAACGTTTTCTCTATAGTCATTTTTTGTAACTCCATCAATAGCCCAATGAACATAAAATCTTTTATTCGAATTTTTTGATAACATACCCAATTCTTTCCAGAAATCAAGTGTACGAGTACCACCATTCGTAGACATTTCAATATCTCTTACATGTTTTTCATATAAAAAATAAAAAACAATATCATGCAATTCCGGATTAATCATTGGATCACCCAATACTCCACACATTTTTATTTTAGTATTTGATAAATCTATGTCATTAAACCACGATTCAATTTCATTCAAAGGCAAATTATCTTTTAAATAATATTTTCCACGTTCATCTAATATAGTACGCATACATGCAGAACATTTTGCGTTACAAAGAGATGACAATTCTATTTCTATAACATTTATTTTAAACATGATATAACTTGAAAAGATTGATTGGGTATTTCACTTCTTAAATTCAAAAAAGAAACAAATTTTTTCAATTCATCAATATATGTCGAATTATATGAATTGCTTTCAAGAAAATTTTCTAATTCATTTTTAAAATAAACACTATTATCAACAATCATATTTTTACATTCATCCGTTAAAAATGAACAATTTAACATTTCAGGCATTGATAAAAAATCATAGGAAATATAATTTAATATTGTTTCTATATCTGAATCATAAACATCAATTAACCAATCTATCGTCTGATCAAAGTTTAAAACATTTAAAGAATGAAAAACAAAATGAGGAATTATGTCTATATTATGAAAATTTAAATCCAACCATTTTTTATAATTTTTTTCAAATTTTATAAATTTAGTTCCATATCTTACAAATTCTGCAACTTCATGAACACCATCAATACTAATATTAAAATTAATATGTTTAAATCTTTTTAATTGTTCTATCCATTCTTTATTAGGGAAAACAGAATTATTTGTAACAAGAAACAACTTAATATTTTCAGCATCTATTTTTTTAAAAACATCAATATATCTTTTATCTAAAAATGGCTCGCCCCCTAAAATTTTTATTTCATTCAAATCCATGATTTTAAAATCTTCTTCATGAATTGTATTTTTTACATCTCGTCCTTTAAAAGTATAGTGAGTTCTTTCTAATAACAGATCATCTTCATACCAAGAAGAACTAAATTTCGTATTACAGTCTACACATTTATAATTACATTTATTACTTAATGCTAATTCTAATTCTTTTATTTTTGGATTATCAATATATTCTTGTTTATATCTTTCATTAAAACGTTGTCTATAACTGTGTTTTCCCAAAGACTCATCTCTATAACATTTATTACATCCTTCTATTTTTTCATCATTTAACATTCTTTGTCTAAGATTATTATTCTCTCCACTATTGAATGCTTCGTATATAGAATTATATTCAGAATAAATTCTATCACTAAACATACAACAAGGATTAAATTCACCAAAAGAATTTCTTTGAATGTGTACAAAGGGAGCCATGCAAAAATGTTTCATAACACATTATTTTCAAATAATTTTTTAACTGTTAAATCTGTATTCCAATCACTTGTTTTTTGAGATACTTTTTCATAATTTAACTCATCAATTACGTGTCGATTAAACATTTCATCTATAGAGTCTTTAGATTTTGTAATGCACATACCGCATCCACAAAAAGTTTTTGGGCAAGTAATCATAGGTACCTTTTTTTGATACATATTATCTGCTAAGTCATCTATGATTTTATCAAACTCTGATATTTTTCCTAAAGGAGCAACTTCACCATTTAAATTAACTCCACAAGTTTGATGTGTATAAACTGCATCTAATTCAGAATTTAAAAAAAGAAAGTACCAATTAACCATGCAATTCCACCCCAAAAAATTAGTGTCAGGCAAAAAATAAGTATCCACACCGTCTGCCTTGAAACATCTTCCTCCACAACACGGTCTTCCCAGTCCTTTTTGAGTGTTTCCTTTTTCTGAGACATTTTGTCCCCTTTGTTTCCAATAGTTACGAAACCATTTCATTTGATCTTTATTATACTTATGTGTATAACCCAATATTATAGACTTTTTATCGTTAGGATTATCATCTCCTATAATTCTTGGTACATAATCTACACTATTTTTTTCTAATTGTTCACATACATCTATACATTCTTCAAAATAATCTTTATGAAACATCACATTAACTTTATATTTTTGTCTTAAATATATTGCATTTGATATTACTTGTTGTTTTTGTTTCTTTGTTGCTTCACAATGATAAGATAATGTTCCTCCCGTAGTCAATGATAAAACTTTATCTAAAATATTATTACCAAACCATCCATTAGTTGTCAATCCTCGACTAAAATCAGGATATTCTTTTTTTACATATTTTAAAAATCTAAAAAAATCAGGGTGTACTGTTGGTTCACCACCAGTAAAGCTCAATTTTTTCTTAGCAGGTTTTTTTCTAAATGTATCATAAAGCAACGCATATTCTGCAACATTATCCATAGACTTACATAATGTTTTATAATTTACAAACGAGGATGTTTTATTATTTCTATGAGGCGGACAATAGGAACATGCATATGAACATCTTCTTCCAAGATCCCATATTATTTGATATCGATTTGATTGATCTTCAATATTATACATATCTTCCAAACGCCCAAAATCTTTCTTGACACCACCAACATTTTTCACAATGCTGAGTATGTGTTTTAGTGTCTTCGGCCTCTCCCTCACAACTATAAGTTTGAGAAAAAAGAGTATTTAATAAATTATTTTCTTTATATAATTCTGCTAATTGTTTTTTGTTTATATCAAAAAAAGGATTTAAATAATAACGAATTCCATTTTCTGATATTAAAGGTCTATCCGCATTTTCATCTCTACTACGTTCTTTATTTAAAGGAATAGTTTTATCATTAACAGGAGGATTACACGTTATTCCAGAATAAAGAATTTGAAATAAATCATTTCTAAAATTTTCATCATCTCTATCCCAAAATTCTTTTATTTCTCGTTGATGCTTATCTGTAATATCTGGAAAATATATGATATGATCATTCATTTTAATATTTAATTCTTCTTCAATCCAATCTATAACATTTCCAGCATATATTGGATTATTAGGTCTTCCTCTTCTAACAGACAAAGGTTGAATTTTTATATTTAAATTTTCTTCTTTAATTTTTTTAGCAAGTAAATATGCTAACATTGAACTATCTGCTCCACCCGACATCCAAATACCTATAGTATTTACAAACTTTTCTTCATAACATTTGTCTTTATAATGTCTTAGATTTTTCCAAACATCTTCGCCCTCATATTTTGAATAAAGTTCTTCAATGAATTTTTGTTTCAATCTACGTATTGTTTTGGGAATTTCAATTTGCATACCACTCCAGCCATTCTAAATCAGGAAATATTTTTATAAAATCTAAGTTTCTTGTCTTTGCAATAGTAAAACACCATTCAGCAGTTTCGGGCAATCTTTCAGACCAATCTTCAGAGTTCATAAAAGACACAAGGCCCTCAAGTCTTTTTATACCATACGGCAATTCTCTCCACTCTTTGAAGTCGATATTTTCGACCTCAACTCCATTACATTTTTTCCAATTCTCTTCAAGCCATGGATAAAACTCTTCGAATTTATCAGTTACATCTCGTTTAAACCATTTAGGTAATACCTTACAATTTAATTGGGGGGGCCAATATGCAAGATGCAAATCAATCATACCAGCACCAGCAGGAAATTTATTAAGTAATTTCCAATCTTCTTCTAATTTCCAACTTATAAATTCTGGAAGATAAAAAATATTGAGAGCAGTAATTGTAGTTGCTGTTGTCAATCTAAGATTACCATGAGGATAATCATCTAACACATGCATTTGTTTTACAATTCTTTTCCAACGAGAAGGATATCTAATGAAATGATTTTTTTCTTTATATGAATCTACACTAAAATGAAAAATAACATTCTTATATTCTTTCCAAAGATCAAACAAATTAGAATCCCATTCAAGTCCATTCGAATTATATCTAACTTCAATATCTTTAGCATAACCCATCTCAATAATTTTTTCAAGAACTTCATAATGTTCTTTCATAATTAATGATTCACCGCCAGCCCAATATAATTGTTTAAGAGTTGGCACTTGAGTATAAAATTCTTCCCAGAAATTGGGATTTGATTTATGCCAAGCATATGATCCACCAGACCAAGCTAATTTTCCAGATTCCTTTTCCCATAATTGCGAATCTTTTAATCTAGGATTTTTTATTTCTGGATATATTTCTTTATACTCTTTTACCCACTTAGATGAATCATGAGGACTACACATAACACATGCAAGCTGACACTTACTACCAAGCCGAAGATCAATATACCGTACTTTAGGTGGAACGGCTCCTTCAACTGTGGTTTCATCAATAATTTCTTCAAGTCCAATTTCGTTAACCCATTTTGCTGTTTCCCATTGTCGTTTTGATCTATGTCCAGCATCTTCCTCCTTAAAACATTTTAGACAAGATGCAGGACGTTCACCTCTAAGCATCATCTTTCGCACGGATTTCATATATTCATTATTCCATGCATCTAGTAAACTTGTTGTTGCTAAATTGGCAGGCTTTCCATCATCTCTCCTAAGAACACCTGCTTCTGAAATTGTTTTATTTGTTGAATCTTTATCTTGTACTGCGGATGCATTTGCAGTACAACATACACGCATATGTCCATTGGGGCGAGTAGAAATGTGCATCCACGGTAATGCACAAAAAGTAGATGAGGGGAGATTTTCAGGATCTTTATCAATCATTAAATAATATATTTTTAAAAAAATCTATAAACTTGTAGGTGAATCACTTAAAACAACCAATACATCATCTTTAATTAAATCATATGGAATACTTCCTGATGCTTGTAACATAAAAATTCCCAAATCTTTTAATTCTTTTTCCGTCCATGAAGTTTTAGCTGTCTCTGAATCAATATTAGTCAAATCAACAGAGTCCAAATTTGTTCCTATTGTAGTTGTTGCATCATATAATGGACTACCAGTAGCAGATTCAATTCTTTCATCTACATCACTACCCATTGCTGTTGTAAAATTAGTAAAAACTTTGTTAATTGTAGTTACTAATGCATCAGATACAGTTACATGAAATAAAGTATTTGTCCAAGTAAGATGTTGGGCACAATAGGATTTTAATGAATTCTTTGTATCTATATCTGGTTCAGATTTATAAAATTCAATAAAATTCATAATATTATTACTTTCCATAACATACAATCTAGGAAGTTCATAATTCAATGCATTAGAAAGATCAAAATTTAACAAACTTTCATCTGAAGAAAAAAGAGCAAATTTTATTTTATTTAATAGTTCTATAGAAGAAGATAGATCCAAATCTGTTGTAATTTTATTGTTTGTTATATACATAATTTGTTCCTCTGAGATTGTTCTTAATTATTTTTAACTATTTATCTTCCTGCTATATTCTTGATATGTCCTGAGTACAACAATGAGCCCCTCCATCCCAAAAATAACGATGTCTATAATTCCATACAACTACATTAATATCATATTTTTCAAGTTGTTTAATATTTTCTTTATTTTTACCTACAGTAATAATCGTATTAGGATCTACTGAAATACAATTAACATCAAACCAAGTTTCACTTGCATACCCAACCCAATCAGAAAGATATTTCATTACATATTCTGTATAATATTGTTTTTTTCTTTGCTCAACAAATTCTTTAGGAAACTCTGCATTATCCTGAACTATTATTTTATCCCAATGTTTCAACTCATCAGGAATATAATCTTCTCTCCAAGTCAACAATAGACCTTCTCTTAATAATGCTAATTTTCCATCTGCATGTCCTCCTGCAGGAATTTCCACCCATTGTTTTTCAGGAAATTTTGATTTCAACCAGTTTAATCCTTTTTCTGTTCCTTTACCATTTGCAGTATCTTTACTGGCGGTCTGTGTATGTAATAACATATCATTACATTTCAAAATATTCGCAGTTTCAAAAAGCACTTCATCTTCATATTTATCATATCGTTGTTGCATTTTTATTTTATTCGTATGATTTTGTACAATTTCATATTCCTCAGTTTTAATTATTTTAGGAACTGGCATTTCTAATAAACATTGTCCGTTTATTATATCTTCATAACATTTATGTTCTTCAATACGTGAATAAACTGCGCCATATGCTTTAACAATTACATCATCAAAAAAACCTAAAATATCTCTAGGCATTATTGGATGATGTACATCTAAAGAAAATTTTGGTTGATTTGGTCGATATACAGTTACTCCTAAATCTTTAAAAATATTTTCTAGATCATCCAAATCTTCATTTGTTTCTTCAATAACTCTATCTAATCCATTTATATTACAATTAGAATATGAAATTCCTACAATAACTTCTTTTAATTTATCCCATTCATTTTTTATCATTTGCAAATCCAAAAGAAAGTGATAGAATTCTATTAGCTAATAACCAAGCATCAACAACTCTATTCATATATGATCTTCCAATACTTTTCATTACTTCTTTATTGTGGTCAAGTTTTGGTTGTATTTTTTCTATTTTATCATTCAATTCATCATGTGAAGTTTCTAAAATATTTTCACATTGTTGCATAATATTTTCCCATCTATCTTTATAAGAAGGCATTGAATCAAACGTATAATCAAATAATTCATCATATAATTTAAATCCAAAAGATTTAAAATGCTTATACCAATTTTGACAACCAATGGTAAGAAAGGGTTTTTGAAGTCCGATTACCTTAGCTGTTTTTTCACTAAAAACACCACTATTAACACAATAAGTTTCATGTATTAGTTCAATATGAGATTGTAACCATTCCAATGTTGGAAAATAATTGTGATAATCATTTTCTTGTAAATCTTCGGGCCAAACTGATGGGACTTGTAATATATCTGTTAAACTTTTTTGTGTGCTAATATCAAAATCATTTATAGGAAATTTAATACCATGATCAACCGGTAATACAAAATCATCTCCTTCAATATAATTACCATCTTTAGACCAAGACCATTTTTTCTTATCTCTACATTCTATGTCATGAGTTAAATAATACCAAAACTCATCATCATTAAAAGAACCATCAATATTTACAGTATCAGTATTTTTAAATGAATATGCAAATTCATGATGTTGAGCAAATTTACCTAAAGTCATTACTCTGTTAATTTTTGGATGATTAACTGGACAAACTATTTTATACTTTTTATGATAATCTAATTTCGCATGTTTTATATACGTATCTCCAAAACATCCCTTCATTCCACTTTTTTCTGTATATTTTTTATCTCTCCATATCCAAGATTGTATAGGTATCCATGGAAATGTATATACATTTATACGAAAATCAAAATTATATGTTTTTAATAATTTTTCATGATTTTGTTCAAGTCTCAAATCTCCATTACAATAAAATGTATTTGAAGCATTTTCGGGATGTATATTTTCATAAATTTTTTTTAATACATCATTACGTTCCCATTTCACTGGTTCATATATACACGTATATCGATCCGTTTTTTCACTTAATTTTTTTATAGAAGCATCCCAATCCTCAGGAGTTTTTAATATTTCTCCCGGAGATTCACTAGCCCCCATCCATTTTAAATCTTCTTTTGTATAGAATCTGCCATCAAAAATATAATTCCAATTGGGATCACCAGTCCATTTCATATTATCTCATATTTACGTATAAAGTTTAATTTTACAGGATCAATTTGCCAATAAACATTTTTTTCTAATACTGTTGAATTAAAAAATTGATAGTTTGAAATTTTTAAATCATGAACATATAAATTACTACCCAAACTATAAAAAAATATACCATGAGGATTTATTATCAAAGAAGAAATTTTATAATCAACATCAGCAAGACCCACATTTCTATTATAATGCCATTGCATTTGCTTATCAAATGCATCATCAATTCTTTCTGGAAAATCAGTCCACAACAAAGCATAATCAGAATCTCCATTTCGATTTTTTAAACCCGATTTTTTTATCAAAGGTCTATATGAAGAAACATAAAATTTATATTCTTTTTCATTACTACATTCTTCAATAATATAAAATTCTATACTATCGCCTTTATTTCTTTTTCTAAATTCATAATCTATACCATAATTATAAATATTTTTATGTAAAATTTTATCAAAAATCATCCGACATCTTGCCAATATTCAGTGGATCCATTAATTTTTTTAGCATTTCCTATCAAACATGCACTACTATGAACAGTCTTTGAAACATAATTTTTTAATTCATCATTATCATTTATAATCATATCATCATCCGACAAATTCAATTCTTTTTGAATTGTTTTTCTAAAAACATCTATATCTTTATCTGTCAAGTCATCATATCCAATAACAGATTGTGTACTTTCTGGAACGGTTCCACCGCCTCCCCTCACACATTCTATAATCAATTGTAATTGTAAAGTTGTCATATCAGGCATTCGAACAGATTCTTCTTTTATCAATTTTAAACCATATTTTAATGCGATATTCATGTCTTCAATCAAATTCAACATCTGTAAAACCTATTAAATGAAAACGATGTGTATAAGATGCATTTACTGCAGTATGTAAAACTTTAGTATTTGTTAAATAAACACTACCATCTGCAGGAAACTTATATAATACATCATCAAAAATAAAAAAACAATAATCATTAGTAAGTATAGGAATATTAATTCTATTATTAGAATCCATGTGATAATCTAATGTAGACAAAGGAGGCAAACATAGTATTCTCGATTGAGTAACGTTAAATTCTTCACTAATTTCTTGTAGTATATCTGGTAACTCTCCACCTTCCCATGTTTTTGGTGAATCATCATGAACAAAAATGGGATTCAACCAGCTACGTTCTTCACAAGCGGCGATCAATTTATCTAAATCTATTTCTCCCACTTTTCTAACTAAGTGTTTGTTCTCCGTCATATGTATATTCGTAATTTATAATATCTTCTTTACAAAAATAGTTAATAATATTTTTAGTTTTAATAGTCATTAAATATTTATTGTCTTCCGCATACCATTGACCAGGATGAGATACAGATGCAGAAGGAATCTTTAATCCTGGAAATATATTATTAATATCTTCATTCAAATACTCATATCTAATAACATAATTACAATGTCTTCTCATAATTTCTTGATTAAAAATTTCTCCCCACCAATCAAAAGTTTTATCTTTTTCTAAAGAAGATATCCATTCATCAAAACTACTTTTTGATATTGTAAAATCATAAATTTTTTGTTCTATTTTTTTTATTGGTCGTTCTATAGTAAAATGCCAAGTATAAAAATCATATAATCGAGACCAGGGATTTCTAACAGTAGTTATTTTTTTTAAATCATACCATTCGTCTCCTATTATTTCTTTAAAATTAAAAGAATCTGTAGACAATAATCCCGATGGTGATACATGTTTATAACCATATTCGCTTCTATTTTCCCAGTCCCAAGAATAATCGTGTTCACGATCCATTAAAGTTTCTAAAGCCATACAAATAGAATGATTAGCATTACTATGACATAAGAAAAAAGCAAAATTAGAGGTCTCTGAATACAGCAATAAATTTCTCCATTTCATTTCTAGGACCCAATGTTACTCTTATACCATCATCACATTTTCTTACAAGAATACCTTTTTCCGCAAGTTTGTCTGTATTTTTAGGATCTGTACGAATAAAAACAAAATTACCACAATATCCTCCTTCTCTTTCAATATTCATTCTATCCAATTGTTCCATTAAATAATCACGACCAAAATTTAATTGATTAATATAATTATTTTTTATTGATTCATTACGAATAAAATAATGAGCCGTTTGTAAAGATAATAAATTAGTTTCATATCCATTTCTATTATTCGAAATAAATTTAATATTTTCTTCATTTGAAACTATATAACCCAATCTAATACTTGCTAATCCAAATGCTTTAGAAAAACTTCTCATAATTACCAAATTTTTAATTTCATCTATCAACCAAAGATGATCTGGCATATTAAATTCGAAATATACATCATCTAATACAATTAATTTCATTGAATTAAGTAAACATATTTTACGAATTTGATCTTCACTATAAGTAGTGCCATAAGGAATATTTGGATTTTGTAAAAATATTATATCAGCATTTTCCATAGGAGCATGAATCAAATTAAAAATTTCAGAATAAACATCATACATAGCATAAGTAGGAGTATCATAATATACTGTTTTTGAGGCATATAATTCCATTAAAGACCTAATAGCACCAGACACTCCTTCAGTAAAAAATAATTTCTTTTCATCTATTTTCAACCAATCGGCAAAAATTTTATAATATGCATCTACATCAGGATATTTCCAAAGATTAGTACCCAAATGTTTTCTCAAATCATCTAATTCAAATTTAGAAAATGGAATAATTCTTTCATTTTTATCTAATGGTAGTCCTTTTTTATTAACTCCTTTTGATCTTTCACGTTTAAGAAGTTTTATATGTTTTTTATCGTCCCTCATAATATCCAATTGATGAATGATAATGCAATATAGCATTTATTATCTTAATATCTTCGGGAGTTTTAACTAACATTCCTGCTTTTTTTGATATAGGACCATACATTCCATGTTTTCCACAAAAAATATGTTTTTCTTTCATAAAAACTTTCGTTCTTACTATTTGAACAGAATAAGCTATTGACTTTATAGGTTCTAAATCTTGAGTCTTACACATCTTACCGTATTCAAAATTAATAGGAGTATCTCCTAAACACGTATGAACATATTTTAATTCATATGTATTACAAGAATCTAATTTATTATCTTCATAATAAGCCATTGCTTTAGCAACTTCTTCTCCTGTTTGCAGAGGATTAACTGTATTTACTATTGCGGCAGTTTCACATGGATTTTTTTCTATAAAATCATAAAATACATCATCAATTAATGTTTCAGATGAACCCAATTCTATAGGTCTTTCATAATATTCAACACCATATTCTTCTGCAATCTGCTTAAAAATATCATTATCTCCATTAATTATGACTTTATCAAAACAATTTGATTCAAGAGCGGCTTTTGTAGCCCATGCCATCATGGGCTCTCCACCTATTAATGCTAAATTTTTAAATTTTGCTCTTGTGCTACCAAGTCTGCAAGCTATCATTGCATATTTCATATAATCTCCATCAATTCATTATAACTATTTTCACCCAATAACAATCCATTTGCATCACATTCTTTACACGATATTATATTACATCTATTACCTTTAGATAATTCTTTTCTATATCTATTCATTTTATCAGACATCCAAAGTTCTTTTAATGTATTTTCTCTTAAATTTCCCAAACTTTCTTTATATTTCCAATCATTACAACAAAATCTAAGGTCCATGGTCAAATCAATATATCCTTTATAAAAAGGTAAATAACATTTTCTATCTAATGACTTTTCTATAGTTTTAAAAGATCCCGATCTATTGTTATAAATTGAAGATTGTAATATTCCTGTAAAATGATTTTTTACTACTCCACATCTATCGCCCAAAATTTCTATTTTTTTATTATAATTTTCTTCATTATCATATTCATCTAAAATTATTCTACTTAATCCGCTATCAAACAATTTATCTAATATATCTGGTGATTCTAATATATTATCACCATTTGTGATTAATTCTATCCATTCATTTTTAAATACATTAACAATCTTAAAAATATTTGGATGTAGTAGAGGCTCCCCTTTACCGCTTATAATAATAATTCCTTGATATTCAAATTCATCAAGTCTTTTTTTAATTAAATATGTATCATCTATTGATAAATGTTCATTTTTATTGGGATACCAATCTCCTCTGGGACAAAAACTACATGTCCTATTACAAAGTTCTGTTGGATTTATTTCAAGAGTAGACATTCCTAAAACAGAATTTAAATTACTATATTGGGCGGCTCTAAAATTAATATGATTGCTAGAAGTAAATTCATTCATTTTATTCCTAATCTAGTATTCATTGAAATCTTACAATCTTTATAATCTACATGATAAGTCACAGTCCATCTTTCTTTTATGGGATCTGTATATACTACCCGATGTAGTTCATTCCAAATAATACAAGATCCAGGATCTATCCATTCTTCATTTCTAAAAATTTGAAATCCTGTATTGGGAGTATATTCATAATATAAGGTTAGGGGACCATAATCTTTATGTGAACATAATCTAAAAATTTTATCACCTTCTCCTTCACTATCATTGCCAGTAATTTTTAATTTTATTTTAGGGTAATGTGTTATTCTAAGAATTGCATCAAAATCTTCATCATAATATTTTCTAACAATATCATCTAAAGAATCAAAAATTTCTTCAGATTCAAAAGGATTATATCCATGATGTCTTGAAAAATTATAACTTTCCTTTGCCGCTAATTCTTCTCCTAATCCTCTATATCCATGATTTGCTAATCCATCTGTACGTTCTAATCCTGTATATTCAAATTGTTCTTTATCTGATCTGTTAAAAAATTCTTTTATTTTATTCAGATCCAACAATTTTCCTATTCGATCAATCATAACAATCTTCTATATCCCTCCAAGTATTATCAACATAATTTACAACTATAGTTCGTCTAACATTCATATCAATTTTTTTAACTGAATGTTTCCAACTTTCAGAATCATAAGTATCTTTTAAATCAGGATAAAAATGAACCGCTCTATTAGGAATAAATTCCGTTGTTTCATTATGATCTTCATAATGAAAAGTAGTTCCGTTATTTTGTTGACCTTCAAAATAAATTACTGTAACATCTTTTTTTGCTGAATGATCAGAATGCGGTTTTAACCAAAAACCATTTACATCATTACCTATTTCTATTTTTCTTCTATAATCTTTTTTATAAGGAAATTTAGAAAGTATAAGATCAGCAAGAACAGAATCTTCAGTTAAATATTGTCTAGTTTCACCATAAGAACATCTCTTCCCATCATATTTCTCTGGTATTTGATTAAGAGGTCTATCTTTAATTAAATTCAATATTTCTAAAAATATTGGAAAATCATAAAAATTATCTTCTACTCTATACATAACGCTCCCAATGTTTGAAAAGCATTTGGTGATAATGCAATAAAAAATTGATATGTATTATCTTCAAATGACATTGCATCATGCCATATTGAACTATCATGTAAATATAATCTTCCTGCTTCTATATTTTCTATAGGAATATAACTTTCATATTCTTTTTTAATATCATTCCACACTAATTTTTCCCCTTCATCAGATTTATAACGTAATTTTACAGAATCAGGATGAGTAGTGCCCCACAATCGTAACCAAGAAGATTTTTCTTTCCAGGTGTCTACATGGGGTTTAAAATGTGCAAGTGTATGAAATTTTAAAATACAAGAACGAATCATATATTTTTCAATGGGCTTTAAAACTTTTAATGAAGGTATGTTCATAACTTCTGTTTTAAATGTAAAATCTGTTTCATTTACCATAGTAGACATATCAAAAGAATTTGTATAAAATTTAGTAAAATCTTCTGGAGTATCTCTATAACCCAAATTAACAAAATTCCATCTATCTAAAGGCCAACATGAAGGTTCTATTTTATTATCAATCATTCCGTTCATGTTAACTAATGGTAATCCAAATCTTCCATAATCTTGAAATTTATCACCCCATTGTTTAAAATATTTTTTATATTGTACAATTTCTTCTAAAAAATATTCTACATCAATTTTTATATCTATTGGGGCAAGTTCTGATATATGTAATTTTTCATATTCTTCTTCATCAATAATAGATATTTTTGAGTTAAGTTCATATTCATATTTTAATCCCGCATTTATAAATTCTCTCTCCTGTTCTTCTCTTAAAGGAATACTTTTTTCATATTCTTCTTGTGTATGATATCTATGATAAAGAACTCCTGTATTTGGAGGAAGAAATTGTAAATTGAAGAAACAATGTCCATATTTATCCATTAAATCGAAATTATATTTTCTAATACTAGAAGATTCTGGAGCATATTCTTTTACCATAAAAGATTTAAAAGATTCTTTATCTTTAAATTCTTTTGGACTTTCTATTATTGTTTTAACTGTTATCATATCCGTTTGTATAATGCAATGCTTTTGCTTCTTCTATGTTATCATATTCTCCCACAAGATGATTATATTCTAAAGGTATGCTTCCAATTGATGAGGTCCATTTAAATTGATGCAACCACAAAGGCTGAATGCTATTAATCATTCGAACTGATAATTTTCGGCAATCTGAATGTGAATTATTAAATAACATCAATGAAGACCAATTTTTTCTTTCGTATTTAAACTGAATTAAATCACCCCATTTTTTTTCAGTTTTGGGTGTATAATTATGCTGACATACCAATACTGATTTTGATGGATCACAAAATTGTTTTAATTCCATTGGATCTACTTTCCATATAAAATCATCATCCATAAAAATAGACCATCCTTCAAAATTAGAAAGAAACGGAACTAAAAATCTACACACAGAAAACTCAGTTGAATCTTTAATATTCCTTTCTCTATACCATATAGTTGAACTTAATAAAGAAGAGCCTATGGGATTTGATTGACATCCAAATTTTTTTAAACTGTCTATACAATTATCATGTATCCATGATCTTTCATTATCGTAACCTACGAAAACCTGTATCACGACCTCCTGAATCATTTATGTTTATGTTATAAAATTCACCATCATATGTTTCATCTTTAAATTTTAAAATTCCTTTTCCATGAAATCTATTTTTTTGCCAATATCCTTTATAACTTCCTGTGTTAAATATTGCTTCACCATATCCATGCACATGACCATCTTTAAATTCGCCCATCACATATTCATTTCCATGATAAAAAATACCCTGTCCATGAAAATACCCATTTAAAAATTCACCTTCATAAAATCTACTTTTAGAAAATATCAATGTACCAGTTCCACAATAATTTTCATGATCATCAAATTCGCCAACATAGTAAGTTCCATCAGGCCATATCTCTTTATTCTTTTTTTTACAAAAACCATGTTCATCAAAATTATGCGATAAAGAGTCTGTCCATTTTCCATCACCCATTATCCAAAAATCATCACCCTTCATTCCCATAGGACCAATACCCATTTTTCCAAAATATTTATTTCCATTCCATATCCTGAAACATCCCATACCATAAGCACGATCATCTTTAAATTCGCCAACATATGTTGCTCCCGAAGGCCACTTATACATTCCTATACCTTCATGTGAATTATTATTAAATTCACAAACAATTTTTCGTTCCCAATCTGTTCCTGAACCTTGAATTTTTAAACCTATTCCTGTTGCTTTATCATTTAAAAATTCTCCAACAAACTTTTGATTCCATAATTCAATATCATAAAAACCCAATCCATGTTCTATATTATTTTTCATTTCACCAAAATATCTTCTTCCTCCTTTTATAGCACTATATGTTTCATTCATATATAAAATCACCTTCCATATCATTTTTATAATATGTTAAAAAATAATTTGATATAGCTTTATGTCCCAATTCATTAGGATGAAAATCTTCTTTACTTATATGAAACTCTTTTTTATTTTCATAATCTAAAATATGTAAAAGATTGGGCATATGTCCTTCCCAATAACGATTTTTCTTACATAAATTTGTAAATTCACCAAGATTAAAAATATCATAGGGAGCATTATAACCTTGAAGTTTAAATTTTTCAAGTTTTGATATTTGTAAAGGACTAATGCCTTGACTACAAAGATAATTTATATCTTTAGATTCACATAATTGTTTAGTCATATAAAACATTCTTAAATTTAAATTAACCACTTTTTCTAATGAAAAATGTTTATATGCAAAACCATGCGGCAGGCCTCTTTCATATTCTTGTATCATTCTCATAATAAGAGAAGAGGTTATGTCTTTAGAATCTGTTTCGAAAAAACTTTGTCTATCCCATCCTGTCCATAAAATGCATACATCAGTTATATCAGAATTATCATATAAATAATCATATAAAATATAAAAAATTTTTTCATTTCCAACTGCAGTTTGACCTAAATTAATAATTTCAACATTTAACTCTTGACCTAAAATTTCAGGCCATCTTAAAAATGTAAGATCGGGTCTATAATTTTTATCTGTATAACTACATCCTAAGCATAATATTTTTTTACTCTCTCGCATGTATGTGCTAACTCCCATATTTCAGAATTTACATCAGAAAATTTTTTATTTTGAAATTCATCAAGATAATTCATTGTTTTGACAAATTCTAATAAATTATTCTCTGATTGTGTTTCATCTAATATTATAGTATTAAAATCTTCAACATCATTATAATTTTTATGTTTATATCCCATAAATTCTATTATATTCAATTTTTGAGGAAGATTAATAGTCCAAGATTTTCTTATATCTAAAGGAACAATATTTGATCTTAAATGATTGGGCCAAAAAAGCGAATAACATGTTTGTGGTAAATTATATTTTCTAGAAAACTCTAAAATACTTTGCAATTTATTTATATTCATTATACTCACAGTAGTTACCAATTTAACAATAAAATCTGTTTTTAAAAATTTCTCAATATTATTAACTATCATTTTCCAAGGAGCCCCAAATCTCATCACTTCTGCTAAATCATCAATTGCATCAATACTTATATCTAAATAAACATTTTTACATCTATTCATCAATTCCATCAATTCTTTATCTGGAAAAATACTTCCATTAGTAGTAATTTTTAATTGTATATTTTCTAAATTTAAACTATTTAAAAACCATTTTAAATTATAACTTAAAAAAGGCTCCCCTCCAACTATCGCAACTCTTTTTAAATTTGAAAGGTCAGATTGTTCTAATATTGTTCGCAACTTGAAAGAATAATTGTCAATAGATAATGGTTCATAATGATCTTTTTCAAATTCTTTTAATTGATCTATAACAGATGTTGCTGTATTCCATTTTGAACTTATACCTGGTCTACATGATCTACACATGAAATTACAATTAAAATCTAGAGCAATTTCTAAATCTTCTATTTTTTCTTTTTCATATTTCTCTGAAATAAGATTATAATATTCTCTTTTACTCAAATATCCTATTTTTTCAGCATTCCAGCAATTTATACATCCTTCATATTTTATACCTTCAGAAAAAATATCTCTCAATTCAAACCATCTATAAGATTTGAGTAATTTACTTAAAGAATTTACTGAGTTTAAATTTACTTCATCCCAATGTGGATAAGGTTTATTGTCGAAATGACAACATGGAGTTATTTTACCTTCAGGTTGTGTTATCGATAAATGATTTTGTTGATATGTACAGATTAACTCTTCCATGTTTCATTTACAATCATTCTTCCTAAACATTTATTATATTCAAATTTATCTTTAGTATCAAAACCATTCACGATTAAAGTATTATCATACTCAAGATAATAAGGAGAATCTTTAAAATCGAATTCATCATTATTTGACATTAAAACTGGAGGAATACATTCTGTAGAACCATAAATATTCCAAATATTTTTTGCACCTGTACTTTTCATCAATTGTATATCATATTCCGAAACAGGAGCAGAACCTGTAGCAAAAATATTTAAAAAACTTAAATCTGGATTTTTTCGTTTTAATATTGTACGTATAGTACGTATGGGGAGAGTTAATACAGTAGGTCTGAGTTCTGTAACCAAATCCCAAAATTTCAAAGGTTCCATTTTCACATTAATCATTTGACAACCACTCAGTTGTGCTGGAAAAAAACAAAAAGACCAATTTGCAATAGTCCAAGAAGGAAACGGATTTAAAATCACATCATTAGATGTCAACTTCCATTTTTCACACAAAAATCTAGCGGGTTTATAAAAATCAGTCTCTTCATGTGTAATCTTTTTAGATTGTCCTGTAGAACCGCTTGTAAAAATAGTTATTTTCATGTATTATTTACTTGCCAAATCTCTTGTTCAATACCAAATATTTTTTCAGTTTTAACATATTCTCCCAGACCAAATTTACCATTATGCATCCATTTTCTTAATCTATTACTCTTACTTCCAACATTATTTGATATATTCAAAGTAAAATAAAAAATGGGCTTATCGTGAATATTACGTATGAAAGCCATTTGAGCATATGCCTGTTCTCTATTTAATAACTTATTTGTCGTACCAGGTAATGTTGCTCCTCTAAACATTATTCTAAAACCATCTAAAAATTCATGTACTCCACTTAATGAAACTATCTTATCACTAATAAAATGTGCAAACCAATCTGCTTTTTCCCATTTCATAGATTCTAGAGATTCATTATTAACATAATTATATTTTTTACACTTAGAACAAAATTCATGAACTTGTAAAATATGATCATCAGTTAGTTGCAGTGGTCCTATTATCATATGCATTCATATAAATTATTTGTTGAGCCCAGACGCCTGATGGAAAAATATTTGTAAATTCAGAACTATATTTATCATAATATTCCCAAATTAATTTTTGATATTTGGGTTTTTCTTTTGTTATATATCTCCAAAAACTAGAATCTTTTCGATCACTCAACGTATAATGACATTCTATAAACCGTAAACTGTCTCTCCAAATATTTCTCATTTGTCGGTTATACACTTTTGATGGAATTTTATGTTTCAAACATCTTACTAAAGTAGTTATACCTGCTTGCAAATTAAAAAGTGTGGTAGCTTCTAAAGGTTCTACAAAACCCGCTGAAGTACCAAGTGCTACAATATTATTTGACCAAGGATTTTGAAGTACAAGTGGTTTCCATTGATATAATTTGGGTTCACATAAATGACCACTTTCCACCGGAGTACGATTCTTATAAAACGTTCTAAACTCTAAAAGAGCAGATTCAACATCAATATGTTGACTACTAAAAACATAACCTATACCTGTTCTGTTTTGTAAATCTATTTGAAATTGCCATCCATATTTTTTTGCAATAGATTTTGTAAAATCACAAATGGGAACATCATTTTCTCTTTGTAGATTTATAACCCATGCATTATCTAGAATATGATATTTACTGATAGACATCTCAGTAAAATCATTAACAAACTTTCTACTAAAACCTGTACAATCAAGATATAAATCAAAACCAGGGGGTAATTTATCAAGTGTCTCATATCGTGTTTCAGTACGTTCACAAAAATTCTTCAACATTTTTCCAGATGACTCTGCACAAATATGATAAGCATAATCATAATTTGTTTCAAAAACATCATAAAAATTTTGTTTCTTTGGAGTTTGATCTTTATTCCAATTTTGAGGTTCATTAAATAAATCTTCAAATAATCCCCTATCATACCAAAATCTCAATGTCATTGAATCATCTATTGGGGGAGTATTCCAACCTTGCTTATAATTACCATATTTCTTAACGGCATTACACTTATCAAACCAATTTTCTTCTTTTATTCCTATATCATCAAACCAAGTTTTTATTTGAGGTAAGGTAGATTCCCCTACACCTAAATTTGGTATATCAGGAGAATCATATAATACAATTTCACACTCTGGCATATTTTTTTCCAGATAACCTGCCGCCCACCAACCTGCGGTACTACCTCCCACTATGCATATTTTCATAATATCCTATATTATTTTGTTATGCTGGATATGTAACAGTCTCAATATTTTTCAGAGATTTTAATGAGGGAAATGTAAAATTGGTTTCTGTATGATGTTCTCTACGATCTCTTGTTTTATCTGCTACACCAACTCCCATCAACAAAATAGGGGCTTCTCCTCCTAAAATATTCTGTATTGTATCAGAATCCATACATTTACAACATCCAGTAGAATATCCCAATTGAGTAGCAATCACATTTACATAACCCGCCGCTATTCCAATAGCCATGGCTCGATCTTCTTCATAAGAATCATCTTCTTCTCGTATTTGTGTTGGTTCATTTTTAGTAAATGCTAACAACAGTTGTCCTAAAACTTGAGAATTAGTGTACCAATTCCCATCACCATCCCCTTCTTCATAATGAGCTTTTCCTTCTTCTGATAATTTTTTTGGAGTTTTATCAGCATCAAAATTTTTATAAATTGGACCAAATCCTCTAGTATTTTCATGTATGTCTTCGATCATATCTCTATCTTCAATCACATGTAATTTAAAATAATTTAAATTTTGTTTTGAAGGAGAATTTGTAGCCGCTTCAACTATTAAATTTTTATCTTCTTCTGAAATTTGCTTACTTAAATCCCAGTTTCTTTGACATTTTTGAGATTCATGAATAGTCTCTCTCAACATCTTATTAAATGATCCATGCATGTGCATATGTCTCCTATAAAACTTCTATGCCTGTTTTTAATTTAAACTTTTTAGCATCTTGTTCAGTATTTACTATTGGTTCTCCCTTAATATTCAAAGAAGTATTCAATAGCATTGGACATCCTGTTTCTTTTTTCCATTCTTCAAGTAGGGTTCTGTGTGGTTCCTCAGACACTTCTTGTATTCTTGATGTTCCATCTAAATGTACTATACACATATATTTATCCAATGTTTCTTTCTTTGCCTTACGAATTGTATTCATAAAAGGTGATGAAATACCTTTTTCAAAATATCTATCTACATCTTCTTTTAATATCATTGGTGCAAATGGTCTAAATTCTTCTCGTCCTTTAACTTTATTCACTCTATCTTTCATATCAGGAAGAGATGGATCAGCAAGAAATGATCTATTACCCAATGCTCTTGGTCCAAATTCTGCTCGACCCTTCGCCACACCTACCATATGATTTTCTTTAAGTTCTTTGATAATTTCTGTGACGGGATATTCTCCTGCAATTTCGTAACCAAGATATGGATTTGCTTCTATTTTATGATCTAAAGCACACCCAATAGCAGATCCACCATCACCTGGATTGCAGGGAATAAATGTATTAAATTTTGTAAGAAAACGATTTGCTGATACGTTTAAAGCACATCCTCCAACAAAAACAAGATTTTCATCATCAATTTCACCTATAATTTTTTGAAATTCTTCTTCATAAATGTCTTGTGCTATAGCGGCTATCTCAAACTCATCAGTCAATCCTTCTATATCTATTCCTTGATGAAAACTTTTATTATCGTCCCACATTGATTTAATATATTGATAATCATGTATATTGTAGTTTTGTGTGACTGCTGATGCTCCCATCAAAATATATTCTTCTTCATTTGGTTTCCAACCTGCCGCCTGAGTCATTGCAGAATAAAACAAACCAAGAGATTTAGGATAATTCCATTCTCTACTTAATGAAAAATTACCATCTTTCACTTTCCATTGAGTCATAGTATTCCATTCACCAATTGCATCTAACACTAAAACTGTACAATCTACAAAAGGAGAAGTCCAATAGCCATAACGAGCATGAGACAAATGATGATTACAATATCTGATGGGATATTTAAAATAAACTTCATCAAGAGATGTTTGTCCTGCAAATTTTCTTCGTTCATTTTTAAGATTCCAATCTTCATAAAAATATACTGTTTCAGGAACCCCCCATTTATTCTCTGCAAATTCTACCAATCTACCTGGAATGATAGGATCATTTTTTTTTCTTGACCATCGTTCTGCATCAGAAGCAAATACAAGTTTATCATTTTCAAAAACTGCTAATGCTCCATCATGAGAACCAAATGTTGTTCCCCATTTAATCATAAATAAAATCTACATATTTTGTTGAATCTATATTTCCTCGATTATCAGAATTTTTATCTCCTATAATAAACCCCTCATGAAATTTTACAGAATAATCAGAATCAGTAAAATGATTACAAATAATATTTGCAACTATTTCATGATTACGTTCAGAAAAATGATTTAACATTCCTTCATTCATCTTTTCTTTATTTTTCCATTCACGCATTGAATGTTCAAATAAGGGCGTAGGATAATAATAAAATAAATCATCATTAATATTTTCTAAATTATATACAGACATATTATTCGATTTTTTTTCCATAGGAGTATTATTCCAATCAAAAACTGTAAAAACAATTATAGGTAAATTATTTTGTATCGAAATGTGTTTCAATAAGCATATATTTTTTACATTTGTATATGATAATTCATCATGCATACAATCATAAAAAGATTTTAGAGTAAATATTTGCATTTCATTAAATTTTACATCTGCATCATCAATTCCTGAAAAATAAGAATCTTCCATGACAGCCGATGATACACCACCCCCCAACCCAACACCCAATTCTTGTTTAAAAGAACGAAAAAGAAAATCAGAAGAATTCAAAATATCATCGGCTCTTAATTGATTAGCTTTATCTTCTTTTCTACCCTTCCTTCTCCATTTCCAAGGTATACGAAATGGTGAAGATAATGCAATAACAAATTTATCATTTTCATTATAATAACCAGACTCTAAACCTGTTTGAAATTTTTCCATGGTTTCTATAGGACCTTCACCAGCTTGACCATAATTAACATTTTCTTCATTCATTCTTTTCGAAAGAATATCATACCATCTTTCATGATCTCTTACATTAAGAAAGTGAGCAGGCTCGTTTTCTACATAACTATCACCAAAAAGATAAATTGTCATAATACCTCTGTTGTATAATCTTCTAATTGTGGTAAAACATCTTCAAACATTTTATCCATTTTTGAATTTTCAACAAATATATTTTCATCATCATGACATCTAGAAATCATCTCATAGATGTTTACACTTTCTAATATTTTTTGATTTAATAATTGAAAATTATATTCTATTTTTTCAGTTAAAATTTTTAACTTTTTATTAAATTTGATTGGTGATAAATGTATATATCGATCTATTTGATCACAAAATCCTTCATATCTTTCTTTAAGATTGTCAGCATCATCAAAATCATAATTAAAAATTTCATCATATAATACAAATCCCAATTTTTTAAAAAATTTATATTGATTTTTAGCGCCCAACATAAGAAAAGGTCTTCTAAATATAATTTCTTTAAAAGTTTTTTCAGTAAAAAACACAGAATCATTACAATAATACGATTCTGTTACTATATCACAACAACTTGTAAAAACTTCCTGAGGCATTGAATCATCAAAAAATATTTTATCTTTACTTCCCGATTTCCATTCACCAGAAAATTCTGTCAATTCTCTTATAGGAATAGGTTCAGACAAAAACCATGTATCTCTCAATTGATAAAAACCATCAGATCCTTTCACTTTTTGACCAGATTTATCCCATACAAGAGGATAATCAATAGATACTTCTGGAAAATTTTCTCCATGATGCCATGGAAAAAATGAATAATCAAAATTTTGATAATGATAATATCTTTTTAATAATAATAGTCTTAATAATTTTGGACTACAAGTTAAATTTATAAAATTTTTAGTTTTATCTTTTAAACGTATTTGTTTATATAATTCTCGTTCTTCATCAGAATAAGTTAATTCTAAACTTTCAACACAAAAATCTTCTACTAAACCCGGTTTTGGAAAAAAACAAAAAGGAAAAACAATAGGTGTTACTTTTCGATCAGGTTTTGTTGTCAATACCCATTTATTATAACGTTTAAAAATATTCAAATCTCCGCTAAGATAAAATATTTTTCCTGTATGGTTTGACAATGCTTCATGTATATTATGAACAATTTTGCTTTCTGATAAATCTAAAGGCCACAATCGTTCAACTTCAGACCTATCAATAATACAAACATCAGAATCTATAGGAATGTTTTCTTTAAGATATTTTTGTAAATGAAAAGAACCCTCAACTGGATCTGTCCAACAATGAGGAATAATATCTTCTATTTTAGGAATATCACAAAAAATCATATATGACTTATATCTTTGTAGTCTTTATATGTTGCAATAGATTTTTGAATATAGGTATCCAATTTCATTAAATTTTGCATTCCCAATATTGCTGTTTCGGGGGACATATAATAATGATATCCACATAATGTTGGATTGTCGTCTTTCATCATTTTATTTCTATCACGACCATCATAAATCATAAGTCTAGCCCAATCTGCAAACTCTTTATTATCTGTCAAAATCATACCACCACGTATTGTAGATAAAGTTTTGCGATGATGAAAACTTAAACAATGACTAAACCCTTCATTATATGTGTTCTCTGAAAAATGACAAGCAGAATCCACAACGTTGCTTCCAATAATATCATAAGAACCTTTCCAAGGCGTATTATGATAATGAATTTTTAAATTAAGATGTCTACATGCTTGAGGAACACTTATATATGTTCTTTTAGGTAATCCTATTTCAGTTAATCCATGTTCTTTTTCCCATAATAAAGAAATAAAAATTGCATGAGTACAACAATCTGTAGCAATTCCATAAGGCGCTCCTATTATTCTTGCAACCTCTCTTTCAAATAAATCTACATGTTTCCACATATACTTCTAACGATTAATATGAAATTTAAAATCAGAAACATCTAAAGTATCAGGATCTCCTCGCAAATTATCTCCTGAATTCATATCATAAGATAAATCTATACCTGTATATTCACTAAAATTATCAATAACAGTTTTATTTCTAACATGTAATCTATAATACCAATCTACTACATGTGGTGTTTCAACATAGAGATTATACATTGCTTTAGTTTTTTCTACATCAAGATCAAAAATCCATTTTCGACCATTAATCTTTTTAACATGTAATCTAAAATCTTTTAACGGAATAAATGTATTATATTTTTTATGTTGCCAATTACCTATTTCTGAAGAAACTCCCGAATAAAACATTTCGGTTGAAAATTGATATTCTATATCATAATTCACACATGATAATTCATCAGGATAATGCATAGATACTCGATTATCATATTCAACAAAAATTATGCAATTATCATAATCACACATATATAAAGCCGTATCATTTTCAGCCCAATATTTGTCATACAAAAAGTCTGCGGCCCTAGGCACTTCGAATTTTTTAAGAAGTTTTTGTCTAGGTAAATATGAATAATCTTCGTTATTTTTCCAATTTTCTTCAAGATTCCAAGAATATTCAAATATCATTTTTTTTGGTTTATCTTTCCACCAATTATAAGCAAATCTTGTTAGGGGCCAAGTTGTCATACATCCCCCAGGTCCGTGAAGAAATATTTCCATTATGTATTTGTAGGCATATTTTTTTCTGGATTATACCAATAAAGGGACTGATGCGGATTATCACAAGTTGATTCGCTTTTATAATAAAATTGTCTAATCGCATATCGTTGACCTGAAGTTACGGGTTTAACTCCATGAGCATTTGTTTCACTATGTTGAAATAAAATTGCAGAATTATGTTTGGGTGATTTAGAAAAAGTTACTGTTTTCATATCTTCATCCCATACTGTAAATTCGCCACCAGTAACAGTACCAAAATAAACCGTTAAATTTACTGCACGATTCATTTTTATTCGATTATTCCAATTAAAATCTATATGAGGATCTAACTGATCTCCTGATTCCATTAATGATACTCCTTCACCTGTACCATAAACATCAACAACCAATCCATCTACACCTGATTCTTTTTCAACCCACTCTATACATTTTTTAGAATGCAAATATTGTCGTGTTTTATTAATTAACTGACCTTCGCCATAATATTCTTTCATATGACTTGTATTACGATCAAAATTTTCCCATTCTGAAATAGACTTTAATTCATTCAACAAATCTACATCTAAAAAATATTTTAAAAAGTCTTCATAATATTTCATACAAAAAATCTTTCTGCTCGTCTGCCCCACCACAAACATTCTCTTGCATATTTTTCTAAATCTCCCTCATATACAAGAAATGGATCAAGCATTTTGTCTGATTGTTTTTTTACTAATACGGGATATCTACTATTATATGTATTCTCCAAAAAATCACCGATTTCATTGTAAAATCTTTTTTTGTTTTTTGCGATATAAATACCTGTTGCTTCTTCATATTCCCAATAAATGTCAGAAGCTCCTTTTACTTTTCTTCCCCAAGGAATTTCTTTTTTAAATACTTTATTTAATAATCTCATTGTCACATAATATTCTTTATATAATAAAGTAGACGAATTTTGTATAGACCAATTAAATAAATCATCATAAAATTGTCTATGAGTAATATTATGTTTCTTTTTTAAATCTATTGCAAGAACTCTTAACCAACCAAGAAAATGAACAGATATCATATACCATTTCCAACCACATGCTTTTAAATAATCATCATAAGACATAACACTAGAACCAATAACAACATCATTTGTATCTTCCATAAGTTTTTCTGAAGGATGTTCATGATGAAAAAAACAAGGAGCAGTTTTAACTATCTTTACTCCATATTTTTTTAAATATTCGGGATCACCAAATGGTGTATTTGGTAACGCTACCATAGTATAAATTCCAATATAATTATGATATCCTATATCATCAATCAATCTATATAATCCTTCTTTAAAACTACTTAAAGTCTCTTCTGGTAATCCTAAAATAGTCTCAATATACGCAGGCATTCCTTTCTTTTTTAAATAAGCTATAACCTGTTCCAAATTTGTATTTTCATTTGCTCGTTCAACTGCTTTAAGAGTAGAAGAATTAGTGGACTGTAAGGCAAGAGTTACACTTTTATTCAGACCCACTTTCCACAAATCTTCGGCAATATCAAAAAGATAAGGTTTTTTATGTTTTGCCCAAGTAATATTTAATGCATTTGGATAACCTTTTGTTTCTAATTTATCAATCAATAAATCTGATATAATTTTATGTTCTTTATACATTCCAAAATTATTATCGATTAAATGTAGATAATCAATCTTATGATCTGAAATCCAATTTATTTCTTTAACCATCTTATCATAATCTTGTTTAATAACTTTAGTCCAATGTCTATCTCCAACTTCACAAAAAGTACAAGTATATGGACATCCTCGTTCAAGTTCAATTAAACTTTCCCATTCATAATCATGATCTTTAGTAGCAACTAAATTATCAAAGAGCCCATCAAGATATGGACTAGGCATTTCAGAAATATTTTTTATTCTATTTGCAAGGGGAGTTTGAAAAGAATGAGTTGTAATTCCGTTAACTTTAGACCAGTCATCATTCTTTAAGAGGTTTGCAAAAACTAATTCTCCTTCATTGTGTACAATAGCATCAATATATGGTCGATCATTCAAAAATTCTTGACATCTACCATACTTAGGGGTACCCAATCCTCCATATATTATTCTACAAGCGGGATTAAGTCTTTTTATTTCTGCACTAACTCTATCGCTTGTATGAGTATTCCATACAAAATATGATACTCCTATAATATCACATTCAGCGAGTTTCCTAGCTGTGGATGAAACATCAAAAGACCCATCAAGTACATAGTACCAATCATGAATATCAAAAGAATAATTATTTGAAATTTCTTCATCTGTTTTACAATAGCTCCAAATACATCCAGTAGAATATGGTAATTTTACTTGATTTGTGAAAATATGAGAAAGTTCAAGAAATCCTACTTGTTTCATTTTCTCTTTAAATCCAATGTTACACAGTGGAAACCACCGCCTAATGTTCTTGCATGTTTCATAGATAAAGGTATACTATCTATTTTATATTGTTCTAAAATTTTTATTAATGGTTTTTGATTTTCATCAACAATGACTAAATTGGGATTAATGTTTAATAAATTTAATCCAATTGAATCGCTTGATATTCCAGAGTCTTCAGAATTAGTTGAAATAATATCAGTAAAAAATATTCTTTCCCAATCATCAAAAAATTTAGGATAATTATCTTGATTACATCTTAGTCCATTTAATAATACAAGTCCTTCTCTTAAAGGAATTATTGTACTATCAAAATGGGCGCCTGAATATGCATCATGTTCAATATGAATTTTATATTCAGGAAACATTCTTTCTAACCATTCGGCTCCTTTTTCATTCCCACTATTACTTATTTGAAAAATTAAATCTTTATTAATTCTTATTACATTAGGGGCATCAAAAAGAATCTCATTGTTCATTAATGTTGGTTTTGATAAATCTGAAAAATCAAAACTTTCATCTTTAATAATTTGCTTTGGTGCAGAAAACCATCTTGCACCATCTTCAAATGCTTTGTGTAAAATTGTATTATAAGACCAAGTTTCAAACACCCGACTTCTCATAACACTAGGAACTTCGATAATATTATTTCCCAAAATTAAAAAAATATCTCTGGGACAATAATTATGCCAACCAGTAGTTCTCCATTTTGGAGTCTGAATTCGCTGATGATGTTGTGTTCTTTCTGGTCTATGAACTACAACTCCACAATCTTCCAATACTTCAGATAAAATATCAAGATCCTCATTTGCTTCTTTAAGAAGATCCTGATTATATGATCCAACATGTTTTTTTATTTCTTCATTTGACAGATTTGCAAACATGAAATTTTTCATTGAAGAATCCACTGGAGGAATATGTGCAAAATCTGCACGACCTACAATTATTTCTTCAAGAGAATCCCAATCATTATGAGAATTAACGTCCATCACATTTCCATATAATAATGTTTTGTACTATACCAATCTTTTTGTTTAAATGGTGAGCCTCTTTTTAAAATCATTTGATCACTCAACATAGTTTCATCATAATCATCTACTGCTAAACCTTTAAAATCCAAAGAACATCTAGTTTGAGAAGATTTATTATGTACACTATTTCCATGTATCACATCACTACTAAAAATTAGCAATTCATTTATACGTATATCTGCTCTTCGATATGATCCATATTCATCTTGATAATAAAAATCATTTAAATAATTACATTCTGTCAATGGTATCCAAAAACTGCTCTCAAATTTAGGATGATAATAAGGAGGCTCTGCATCTAAATGTTTATTATATCCATCAGTTGTATTTTCAACATATTTTACAGAATGTCCTGCAGGAAATATTCTAAAAGAAGGAAGTTTTTGAATGTAAATAGATTTATTATCAAAATATGATTTAATAACATTTTCAACAAATTCAATCCATAAATCATTAAAAGCTAAAGTTTTAATAACATCTGTATAAGTTTGTGATACTACTTCAAACTCTTCTGTTCCTCCTGCCATTTCCGAAAATTCACGTTCAAATTGAAGTTTTTTATGTAATTTTGTTAAATCTTCTTCAAAATATTCTTGAAAAACTTTAACAAAATTATATTTTTTAGTATCGTATTCTATTTTTTCAATCATAAATAAATCTATTTTTTATTTTTTCTTTTGATCCGTCATATAAATTTTGATAAAATGATTCATTATAAGAAGTATTCATAAAAAAATTTAAAATAATATTAAACATGATTGTATGATTACATTCACTTATATGCGAAACTCTTTTTTCTTCTTCAATAGGATCAATTATTCTGTTTCGAAATTCTTCTTGACTCATATGCCAAATATTTTTTCTATGTACTTTAAAATGTTCATTATTAAAATAAAAATAATTTTCATTTGCAACATCATTTGGATCACATAAAAAAATCAATATTTTACAATTATTTTTTAAAGCATAAAAATGTAAATATAATATACATAAGAAAGGAGACATTTCTATTTCATCTCCAAACATGTTATAAACCATATCAATTTCATATAACCATTCTAGTGCATAATTAACTTCTTTTCTAGGAGAAGTGCGAGAATCATGAATTTCTTTAAAATCTTCACTATGACCACGTTCTTTCGAAAAAGGAAATGGTATTCTGTATTTTATAGATAACAAAAATATTATATTAGTATCTTTTAATTTTTTTTCTAGAAGCAGTTTTAAATTTTCTATTGGACCAGTACATCCTAAGCAATAATTAAAAACTGTTCCATCAACTTTTAATTTTAAATTATTGAACCAGCAAAATTCAGGAGAATCACTATGTAATGGATTTTCCCCAAAACTATCTCCAAAAATATGAAAATCATTCATATATAAATTCCTGTGGAATTAAATGTGGATCATCATAATCTAAAAAACCAGTTTCGAAAAAATTATCAGTATTTATAGGTCTTTTATTATTAATAAAAAAATCCAAAATAATATTAGCAAAAGTATTATGAGTTCTTTGACTCATATGATTTACTCTACTATCATTGACTTCTGCTTTTACTTTAAATTGTGAATCTTCATTGTGTGTAAAATGCAATCGTTCATGAGACATATAAATCTTGTATTTTTTTTTAAATTCTTTCATATGAATAATACCTAATTCACAATCGCACAAATAAAACCAATTATTACTATCATTTAAATTATATAACTTTTCAAATTTAAAATCTTTAGATGGAAAATCATTTTGGTGTATTCCAAATTCACCTTCTCTACTTGAATAATATTCACCTTCAAAAAATGAACTTTCTTTCCATATAACATTACAAAAAAACTTGACTTCTGGAAAAAAATATTTTGACATATATTGAAGATATATAAGATTTCTTATATTTTCAAATCCATAATGAGGTCTGTCCCCTAATTCAACATATTTTACTTCTTCTATATCATTTTCTATAGGGTTATAATCTCTACTAGGATCTGACAATAATAAAACTATATAATCATTTTTTTTAAATTTATAATGATACAAAGCCTGATGAAATTTAAGCATTGTATATTGTGGGCCAGAACCACTTAATGAAAAATTATAACATTCAGCTTTTAACTTTTCTGCTACTATACGATAAAATGTAAAAAATTTATCATCAATAAACTCACATAAAGGCAATTTATCAATATCAACTCTATTTGGATGACTAAAACTATCTCCAAAAACAAATAATCTATTCATAAATAAATTTTCCTGTTTTTGAATTACGAAATTGTCCAAGATTTTGAGAATGATTTATATTTTTAACAAACGGAATATATTCATAATCATTTTTAATCATTTTTTTTATATTTTCATATAAAACTTTATGATTTTCTTGTGATAAATGATTTCTTCTATAATCTACAAAATCATAACCACCAGCAGTTTCTAAATCAACAAATTCTTGATGAGCAATATATCCCAATTCAGTTGGATATAAATAAAAATTTGAATTATTAAGTTGCGTAAGATTTAAAAAATTACCCATTCCACTTAATATTTTAATACCATAAGTACAAAATACAAATGTTTTCATATTTAATAATAAAGAATTCATATAAAGGAATCCTAAATTTTTAAAATTAGACCATTTTAATTCATCATGCATTGTTAAAAAGAAAAAATCAATTTCAGATTTAAATGTATCATAATATATTTTTTGTTTCGTTAAATTTGAATCTTCTGCCCACCAACTTTCTTTTTTATCAAAGTTCCAATTAATATGTGTAATAGTTTGGGGATCAGCATTATAGAAATGAATTCTATCTTCTCCACTTAATAAAAAAATACAAATATACTCTTCTTTATTATTATCACTAGAAATAAAATTATAATATTCTTTAAATGAATAGTGAGGACCTGTACCAGATAAAGCATGATTTGTTATTTTATAATCTGATTTCAAAAATTCATACCACGTTGTTACATTTTTATTTTCGTATTTTCTGTCTGCAGGATCTGCAAAACTATCTCCAAATATTATTATTTTATCTTGCATAATGTTTTACAGCATTCGGGTAATGTTTTTTCTTTTTTCCAAAATTCTGGTTTAATATGTTCTCTCCATATTTTTAAGATATCTTTCAATTTATGTTTCTTTAAATTATTCCATTCCTTATCAAAACTATCTAATTTTTTATCTAAGAATCTTTTATTTAATTGATGCTCTGCATGTAAAGCACAACAAGGATATACAGAAAAATCAGATGCTATTTCAACTTCTGCCCATTTTTTATGTTCATGCCATCCTATACAATAAACCAAATCTTCAAATTCTTCAGGTAAATTATGTTGATTATTATTTATTTTTTTCGGCAAATTTTCATACAAAGAGGAGGACATGTTTTTTTATTTTTCCAAAGTTTTTCATTTAATACTTTATCATATTCTTTAAAAATATTATTTAAAGAATTGGTTTTAAGACTATTATCTATATGACTAATATGCTTATTAGGTTTTTTAGTTAAAGTGTGGTCCATATAATAATGACAACAAGGAAATACATTTAAATCTAAATCTATTTCATATTGACTCCAACTAGCAGATTCATAATTATAAAAATCACATTTTATTTTAATTTCTTCTTCATTCTCACATCTTCTTTGCATATGTAATAGTCTGTATTATGTTTTTTAAGTAATGTTTCACACTTAACTATATTTTCATCATCAAGTTTATTAAAAGTTCGGCCATTAAATCTACATAATAACTTTAAGTCGTGTTTTTTTGCAAACATTATCACATCAAATAATTCTAAATAATTGTGACTAAATATCGTATATTCCCATCTAGTAGGTCTATATTTTGCAGATTCAATCATATTTTTTAATGCAATATCAGTTCTCACATTAACTCTATACATTTGATTTGTTTCATCAGACAATCCATCAATACCAAACACAAAACGAGTTTTTCCATATCGTCTAAATAGATTTTTTATCCAAGTTGTATTTCTAAGTCCACCATTTGTATAAATTTCAACTCTATTAAACACACTTTCAGCTATACCAATTAATTGATCAATCTTAGGATGTAACAGAGGATCTCCAACTTCTCCACAAAATTTTGCAATTTGTATTTCGTATCGATTATTTTTTATAAAATTTATATTGTTTAATATTAAAAATTCGAAATCTTCAACTTTTAAATGTCTAAGTGGCAATTTACTTTTATTCATTGTTCTAAAACAACTAGGACAATCAGCATTACAATACGATGTAATTTCAAAATTGTATATAAAAGTTTCTGCAGGTAACATTAATTCGCTAAAACAAGATTGCTTAATTTAAATTTATTTTTTTCATATTGTTTAACAACACTAGGTATTAATCTATCTTCTATTCTAAATTTAGGTCGAGTATTTATTTTTAATACAATAGGTATATTGTATAATTTTGCAAAATCTAAAACTTCTGGTATTTCAAACCAGTTGTGTTCAAAAATAAGATATTGCCAACTCACTCCCCATGATTTTCCATACTTACTTTTAGCAAATGCAACCATATTACCAATTGCTTTTTTAGTATTTACTTTTACTCTATACAACCCATTTAAATCATCTTCTAGACCATCTATAGAAAACATAATTTCTAAATTATTATATGTATTTCCCAAATCATTAAAAAATTTTGCATTTCTAATTCCACCATTAGTAACTATTTTTAATTTTTTAAAAACACCTGTACTAAAATTTATAAAAGATTTTATATGTGGATGAACCATAGGATCCCCAAGTTCACCTTCAAATGTTACAAGTTTGTTTTTAAATAAATTAATATCTCTTTCAATAATATATTTAAATTCATCAAAATCCATATGAATTTGATTTAATCCTGGATGCAAAGGTTCATTATATAAATTAATCGGATTATTGTGACTTTCATATCTCTTACAAGAAGGACATGCGGCGTTACAATGACTACTTATTGTAAAATCATAATCCATTAACACCCCAAACAAATTTTTTTAATTATGTTAAACCCCTTATCTGGTAAATATTCTTTTTCGTAAAAAGTAGAATAAAGATAGAAATAATGAGCCAACTCATCATATTCTGGTCGATGATCATTTAATACGTTATCTATATTTGATATCCATTTAATGTAGGTATTTCTATTATGTATTAGCTTTTTTTTCAATATAATAAGTTTCTTCTCAAAATCAGAAACATCAAGGTCTAAATATCGTTCTATTTGAGTCCAAAACCCCTCTAATCTTCTTATATTATTATCTTCTAAGTCATAATCATAATCAAAAATTTCATCATATAATTCAAATCCTAAATCTTGTAAATAATGATTAATACCTTTTGTGCCTATCATAATAAAAGGCTTTTGAAACAAAAATTGTTTCCATGTTTTTTCAGTAAAATAAAGTGGACCATCTAAATAAGTTTCTAATACTACATCACAACAAGATTCAAAACTTTCTTTAGGAAGAAATGCATTAAAAATATATTTATTAAGTTTTTTATTATTTACAGTAATTGTTTCCCAATCTTTTAACTCTTTACCTCCATCAACATCATTAATCCATATATCAGACAATTCAATTTCTGTAAGTATTCTATTTTTTATATCAAAATTATTTTCATGATCATTATGAAACTGAGGAACTAAAGAATATTCATAATTTAGATGTTTATAATAACGATTAACAGTTGCTATTCTAGAAACATCAGGATTACAAATTAATTGTATAAAATTTTTTTTCTTAGGAATATTGGCGAGAGAATCAACGTGTTCTTGTTTGATATAATCAATAACATCTAATCTAACAGTAAATGGAAAATATAATACATTAAACTTTTTTTCAACACCTACTTTTTTACACCATTTTGTATATCTGGTCTTAATATTTACATCAGAACACAAATACCAAACATCAAATTTGTGATATTGTAAAATTTCATGTGCTTTTGAAAATAAAATATAAGAAAAGTCTTCTTCTTCGTCTAATGGCCATAATCTTGATCCTTCGGGCATATCAAATAGTAAAATTGAATCTTTTTCATGTTTCAATTCTTCTAATATTGATAATAATTGTGGTTTTCTTTTGATCTCATCAAGATTAAGTGTTATCATAATTATTTCTAATCTCTATAAACTTATCGATCCAATTATCTCTGTGTTCAATAAAAATCTGTGGCATTTCATCTGCTACAGCAATAATTATTGCGATATAAGGTATAGATATGCCAGTCATTTCTTCCCACATAACAGAATATGCTGACCCTTGCATAAAATAATTATCAATCCATTCTTCTTTTTTGGGTTTGCTTGAAGTCTTAAAATCAATTATGTGTTTTTTTCCACGAAATTTACCAACACAATCGACTCTTCCTCCTACTCTTAAATGATTTGAAAATAGTGTACGTTCCTGGCCATAAACCAACTCTATTTCATCCAAAATAGATTGAATACTTTTAAACATAACAACATTATCAGGAGTATAATCGTCAAATGATAATTCGTTATTCAAATAATCTTCACACAGTTTATGAACTTTTGTACCGCGGCGGGATGCTTGAGTGGAAATCTTATTGGCCTGTTTTTCACCAACACGTTTTCTCCATTTGATTATACCTTCTTTTTTATAATCAGAAAGTACAGTAGTAACGGAAGGATATTTTTCACCATCAGGAGTTACATAACATCTTTTTCCATTTTCATTTGTAGTTTTTAGTTCTAAATCACCAAGAACATTTTCATGTATAAACATTATTCAATTATAGGTAAAGTACTATACTTATGAGCCTTCTTTATTTCTTTTAGTTTATCATTAAAAGAAGCATCTGGTTTCTTTGGGCCGATATTATCATAAGCAAATCCTGGAGCAGAAAGCAGTTGTATTATTTCACCATTACACTTAAAATTCATATGTTTTGTCTGAGGAACATCTTCTGCACAAGGAGATTCAGTTGGAATCTTTCTGTCAGCTATTTTTAATTCTTTTTCAAAGACATTTCCACATTTTGTACATTTATAATCATATGTTGGCATAATAATCCTTTTACATTCTACTAATACCAGTCATGCCTTTTGAATTAGCAATTGACAAATATTCTTTTGCAGTATTAAAAAATTGAACGGAAGCATTATCTACTATTACATTAATATCTTCCAATTGTTTAGGAAAAATATCATCGATTAAATGTCTGTCCCTCTTTCCAATTTTATCAAAAATCGTTGGACTTAAAAAACATGCTCCTGATGTTGCTAAAAGTTCTTTAGTCATTTTATAATCAGGTCTAACTGAAATCTTTTCTATTTTATCAGAATCATTTTTATATTTAATGAAAGTTTTATATTTACTATCTCCCATAGTCATATGAGATAAAACAGAAATCATTTTTTTATTATCTTTATGTGATTTATAATGTTTATCTATATCAAAATTATATAAATTGTCACCACGTAAAAATAAAAAATCATCATTTTCAAATTTATAACTTAAATTTCTCAAAGACTGTGCTGATCCAACACCGCCCTTTTGTTTATGAGTATTAACTATAAAACTTCCAAATTTTTTTAATGCTAATTCAATTTGATTATGATAATAACTTGTTGTAAGAATTACTTCATCAATATTAAATTTTTGTAGCCATTCAAGATTGTGAAATAGAATCGGTTTCGCCTTCACTGGCAATAAACACTTTGGCATCATATCCGTAAAGGGCCTTAATTCTGTATTCATGCCAGCACAGGTCATCAATACTTTCATTTTTTTGCTTTCTTTTTCTTAGTTTTTTTGGTGCTTGTAAAACGGCCCTGACTATCCCTAGTAGGTTCGGGTTCGGGTTGTCGAAGATACTCCGGAAAAGAGTTATAAGCCACGAGGTGAGTAATCTTATCATATTTTTCTTGAAGTTTTTTATCCTTCATATGCCAAAGATCATCAGCCTCAGAGGGGTGCAACGAGTTAACCAATTCGATCCACAGAGTTTCACGCTTTACGCTGGTTAACGTTGGATGTCCTCCCTCAATAAATAAATATAATTTTCTTACTTCATAATTCAAAGTAGCTCCATCATCAATTCCTTCAATAAAACCTCTTTGTGGATTAAATTCGTCTTCTTTTAAATCTGGTCTTCCTTCGGGAAGCAGAAATTTTATATTTTTATCAAAATTATGCCGCAGTA